TAAGGTAGTTATTGTAGGGCAGGATCCCTATCCCAAAGAAGGAGTAGCAGATGGTATTGCATTTAGTTGCAGTAAATCACAACATCCAAGTCAAGTTCAACCAAGCTTACGTCAAATCTATAAGGCCCTAGATGCAGAAGGTATAGAACACTTTCATACGTATGATCTTAAGGATTGGGCTAATCAAGGTATCTTAATGCTAAATACTGCACTAACTACTACAATAGGTACACCTGGATCACATACTAAACTATGGGCACCATTTATGAAATATCTATTTGATATGCTAAATCAGGAGACAGGATTAGCATATATCTTTATGGGTAAAATTGCGCAGTCATGGCGCAGTTATATCTCTGAAGATAACAACTTTATTTTTACATGTAGTCATCCAGCTTCAGCCGTCTATAACGAGGGAGGCTTGTGGTATAGCAATGGTGTATTCAAACGTACCACAGAAACAGTTAAACAACAATATAATTATGACATAAAATGGTAAACAAAGACATGAAGATTTATTTGATCGAGAATGATCATAAGTTTCAGGAGTACTGCAAGGAGAAAGGTTTCAATCCTAACAGCGTACCTATTCAAGATTTTATAAATGTAGCAGAAGAAGTAGGATGGATTATGTCAAGTAAAGACTTCGAGATGCATCATAATACTAGAACATTGCCCCAGTACTATTACATACGAATACATTAGTAACATGCTGAAACATAAAGAGTTATTCGATATCATTTCAAGTAAGGATTTAAGTCCTAATCAGTATTATCTACTGGCATGTATGAATGATAACATCCAGACAAAGAAGATAAACATAGCACTTGAACTGCAGGCATTAGTTTACAATGAGTACGTTATTGTAACTAAGGACGATAAGTTAATCATAACTGAGAAAGCAAAGAAGCTAATCAAACAGATAGAAGGATTGTTTGTACATGAAGCTAAGAATGCTGCAGCTAAAAAGCTAGGTGATAACTACGAGGAGAATATCAAAACATATAATGAGATGTTTCCAACTGGTAAGTTACCAACTGGTAAGTATGCGCGCACTAATCTTAGTAACTTAAAGAATGCATTCAAATGGTTCTTTGATAACTTTGACTACGATTGGGAGACAATAATGCTAGCAACAGAAAGATATGTATATGAATTTGAGTTACAAGGATTCAAATATATGAGGACATCGCAGTACTTTATACGTAAGCAGGATCAGGATAAGACGTGGTCATCAGACTTAGCTAATTACTGTGAGATAGTGCTATCAGATGATGAAGAAAATGATACTCATTATTCAATTAAAGTTGTATAATTTGTAGATATTTCTTATCTTTACCTCATAACCAAAATGACATGTCGAAAGAAGCAGCACTACCTTGGAAGTCAAGGAGAGAGGGGTTTATCTCCGCTCTAAAATACATGAAAGGAAGAATGGAGGGTACAATTAAAACGTACAGAACTCCATGGGATAAAGTCAATGAAGCAGGTGTAGATGGTATAGAATGGAACTCTATGGTTATCATAGGAGGAAGACCAGGCACAGGCAAGACACTTATCAAAGATCAAATCATACGTGAAGGTTTTAAGTTGAACAAAGGACAGAACATTAAGGTCCTTGAGTTCACGCTTGAAATGGTATCAGAGAAGTCCAGATTAAGAGAGTTCGCCAGTGTAGCAAAGAAATCTTATCGTTACTTATCTAATGCAGGTAAGAAAGATGAAGGTCCATTAACAATGACTGACTTCGAGAAGTGTAAAGAGTATGCTATAGAAGCATCTAAACTACCAGTAGATGAGGTAGAGATGCCACCTAGCATAGAAGAGTTCGAGTCCACAGTGATAAAATATCTAGAGAGCAACTCAGTAGTAGAAGATGGAGTTAAGATATATTGTAATACAGTTATTACTCTTGACCACTCTATCTTAATCAAAGGTGTAAACAAGCATGAGCTGCTCTATCTATTAGGAGAGACCTGCACAAAGCTTAAACGAAAGTACCCAATCATATTCATAATCTTAAGTCAGCTGGGTAGACAAGTAGAATCTCATGAGCGCAATGAAGATGGCAAGTATGGTAACTACATACTTGAGACAGATTTATTTGGAGCTGATGCATTACTACAGCATGCAGACCTAGTAATAGGTATTAATAGACCAGCTAAGAAGTTTATCAAGTACTATGGGCCAGATCGATATATCATTGAAGATGATTCAGTGTTAGTGTTTCATTTCATAAAGTGTAGAAACGGAGATACCAGAATGAGTTTTTTCAGAGCAAAGTATAAGACAATGGAGATTGAAGAGATGGAGACCCCACCTCGTCATACAATGAGTACAGTTAAAAAAAGTAAGTAAAGTAAAATGTAGAAAATGGTAACAGAAAAAACAACAAAAGAAAAGATCGAAGATCTTAAGAAGCTCCACGAGGAGAAGTTTAAGAAGCTTGGGTTGACAAATCCACTGTTCATACCAAGGATATGTTATATTCCTATGGGTGAAGCAGAACAGGTTGTGTCATTCTTCGAGCAAGATTTTGCAAAAGGTAAAGATATCTATACCCACTTTGTAAGCAAAGGATATGATTCAGAGGATCCACAGAACAGATTATGGAAGTGGACCTACAATCCATACTTTGCTACAGAGTATAAGAAATCTGATCCACATCCTGATACAGGTAACGTTAGATTTATCGTACCAGTAGAGGAGTTAGAACTTATTGATGATGCATATTTCAATAAGGCCGCTCCTGCATCTGTAGCATTTGATATTGATGAGGCAATCCCTAATCCTAATGAGGATCCACTCATTGAGCAGATGACTATCAGAGACCTGGCAGCTATCTTATTGAAGAAGCCTGTAAGCAGAAAGAAGTGGTTGAATGAAATCGTTACAAGATGAGTATAGTACTTCCTACAGCAAAGGTATCTGCTGAAACAAAGAGTCCAAAGAATCTGATTATATTCTCTAAGCCAAAGGTAGGTAAGACAAGCTTAATTGCTGAGATACCTAACTGTTTGATCTTAGATCTAGAATCAGGTTCAGATTATGTAGATGCTTTGAAACTAAAAGCAAACTCAGTAGATGAGATACGTGATATAGGTAAAGCAATCATTGATGCTGGTAAACCATATGATTATATTGCAGTAGATACAATCACTGCATTAGAAGCCATGTGTGTTAAAGAAGCAGAGAAGCTTTACATGAACACGCCTATGGGTAAAGCAACATGGCTTAAGAAGAAAGCTGATGGTACATGGGATCCAGAATCTGCAAAGTTTAAGTATGGTACTGTTCTTAACTTACCTAATGGTCAAGGCTATGGTTATTTAAGAGATGCAATTGTAAAAACGATAGAGTATATCAAGACGCTAGCTCCAAGAATTATTCTTTTGGGTCACGTTAAAGATGCAATGATCGAGAAAGCAGGAGCAGAAGTTAACTCCATGGATCTTGATTTGACAGGTAAGATTAAGAGAATTGTATCATCGCAATCAGATGCCATTGGATATCTGTATCGCAAAGGCAATCAAAACATCCTGACATTTAAAACTAAGGATGATGTAGCTTGTGGTGCAAGACCAGTTCATTTAAGAAATCAGGACATCGTTGTCTCTGAGTTAGTAGATGGTGAGTTCGTTGCTCACTGGAATAAAGTATATATTGATTAATTAACAGTTTAAACAATGGGTTTAAGTATTGACATCAAAATCCCTGGCTCTGGAGAAGCAGGCAAGGGTGGAGGATACAAAGGTATTGTACCAGGTAACTACAAAGCAAAGATTAATGAATTCTTACTATGGGATGAGCATTGGCGTCCAGACAATGGGTTATTCTTAGTAATGAAAATGGAAACAGCAAAACCAACACCTGACTTTGAAGGTTACCCAATCAACTCTGAAGATCCTGAAGGACCAAAACATGAAGGCCTTGTAGGTAATGTGAAGTATAGCACATTTGCATATCGTACAAAGTATGATGCACGTAAAGGTAAAGAAGTAGAACGTGATGTAGCAATGCTAGAAGATCTACTTCGTCTGTGTATTGAACTAGATTGTGTTGAGTGGTTTAAAGCAGCACAGGGTAAGCATGAAACAATTCAAGAATGGATTGAAGCATTCAACACTGACATGCCGTTTAAAGATAAATATCTTGAGGTATGTATTGGTGGTGAGCAATACATTGACAAAAAAGATGGTAAACTAAGAACTGGTTTGCACTTTGTGAAGTATGAGAAAGATGGTAACAAATATATCAATGCTTACAAATCTTTGATCAGTCCTAAGAAAATTGTACAGTATGATGAAGCTAAACACTTTAAGAAAGTAGAAGTTCCTGTAGTTGAGAACTTTGAGGCACCATCAGAGGTACAAGAAATGCCTGACATCAACGTCGATGATATGCCATTCGACATAGATACAGGATTTGATATCTAATTAAATACAGGGGGATGTAACAGTCCCCCTTATTTATTTTATGTTATGCTGAAATCAAAGAAAGTAATATTTTTTATTGAGGATGTACCAAGTACATGGGTATTTGAGCACTATCTAAATCTTACAGAAAAGCTTACAGGCCAGGGTATAAAGATGCGCTCAATATTCAAACAGGAACGTACACCGTCTATGTGTATATATTACAGTAATGAAGACAAACAGTATAAGTTCAAAGATTTTTCAAGTGGTAAGTCAGGTAATGGTCCAGCATTAGTATCTGAGATGTACAGTATTACATATGGTCAGGCTATACACAAGATCATTAATGATTATACAACTTATCTTGAAGATGGACATATTGAGTCGATATCACTTGGTGATGAAGGTATTGTATCTAAACCTAGATATAAAGTAACATCAGCAACTACACGTCCATGGAATACTGCAGATGCTAACTTCTGGGTACAATTTGGGATCAACTCTAAACTACTAGATGCACATAACATAAAACCATTACAGAGATATACAATGACGCGCGTTATAAATGATGCAGAAGAAGTCATTACTATTGAGAGACATGGTATCTACGGGTATTATGACAATGAAGGTAATCTCTGTAAGATATATCAACCAGGACAAACAAGCAAGAAGTTTATCAAAGTAAAAGATTATATTCAAGCATCAGATCAACTGACAGGGTCTAACTGCCTGATAATCTGTAGCTCACTTAAAGATGTATTATCTTTTAAGGCCATGAAGTTTAAAGGTATTGACGCTATTGCGCCAGACAGTGAGAACTCCATGATCCCTAAAGAATACATGCATGATTTAATGAAAAGATATAAGAAGGTATATACTCTATTTGACGATGATGTTGCTGGTATAAAAGCAATGCATAAGTACAAAGAGATGTATGGAATTCCGTATCTTCATCTACAGATGTCAAAGGATCTATCAGATTCTGTACGCGACTATGGTATTAGTAGTGTACAGGTAGTTTTGTATCACATGTTAAGTAAAGGAGTATGAGTTGGTTATATAATGGTGTTGAGTTCACCGATGAGATGATACCTGAAGGAGCAGTAGGGTTTATCTACCAGATGACAGCGATTATAAATGACAGAGCTGTTATGTATATAGGTAAGAAGAACTTCTATGCTAATCGTAAGGTAAAGCTAGGGAAGCGTGCTACTCTGGCACTGCAGGATAAACGCTTGAAGAAATACAAGCAAGTATCTAAGTTGGATTATCATAAGTATTATAGTAGTAATGATGTAATGAAAGCAGCAAGTAAAGCTAACATAAAAATCAAACGCGAGATACTCATGATATGCTTCAGTGCGACAGAGCTCACCTATCAGGAGGCTAAGCATCTATTCTGCAATGATGTGCTTGACAATCCATTATATCTTAACTCTAACATATTAGGTAAATTTTATAAGACAAAATGAATATAAACGAAGAGAGCTTAGCTAAGACAACTAAGGAGCTCATGTTCAGCGAACCCTTCTATGGACTACTACTGGTAACATTGAATAAGTTATTCGATGATAAGGTAGGTACTGCATGTGTAGGTACATCAGGTATTAATTTCAACCTGAAGATATCTCCTACATTTTGGCAGGAATTATCTGCAGATAGACGTAAAGGTTTATTAAAACATGAGTTAATGCATATGGCATTCTTTCATCTAACAGATTACAAACATCTGGTAGAACATAGAGTAGCTAATATAGCAATGGACATTGAGATCAATCAATATATTGATCCAAGCTGGTTACCAGAAGGTGCGATGGGATTAGATACATTCCCAGAACTTAAGTTGAAACCTAAGATGGGTACCAAATATTATTATGATAAGCTCATGAAGCTCAAGGATGAGACAATGAAAGCACTCATGGATGCTATTGAGAAAGGAGAGACAAAGGTCACATTACCTGACGGGACACAAGTAACGTTGAGTAATCATGACTGGGAAGAAATTGATGGTCTTGATGAAGGTACACAACGTGTAATGAAGGACCAAATGGGTGGTATATTAAAACAAATAGCTGAACAAGTAGAGAAGTCTCGTGGTACAATACCAGGTGAGTTCAAAGATATACTCGAAGCATTGTTAAATATACCTGAGCCTAAGTTTGATTGGAAGAGTTATATCAGGAGATTTACTGGTAAATCTGTTAAGGTCTATACTAAGAAGAGTAGACGTAAGCTTAGCAAGAGGTACGAGGATAATCCAGGCCTGAAGATCAAACAAAAGAAACACATACTAGTAGGTATAGATACATCAGGATCTGTAAGAAAAGATGAGCTAGAAGAATTTCTATGTGAAATTCATCATCTACATAAGACAGGTAGTGATGTAACTATTGTACAGTGTGACACAGCCATTGCCCATATAGGTAGTTATAAGCCAGGTGAAGATTATAAGATCCATGGTAGAGGAGGCACAAGCTTCCAACCTGTTATTGATTATTATAACGAGCATATGAATAATATCAGTTGTCTGATTTATTTTACAGATGGTGAGGCACCTGCGCCAATTAATGCTAAGGGTAATATCCTGTGGGTACTAAGTAGCGAGAGTAATGATAACGACGAGCTCCCTGGAGCAGTAATTAAATTAGAAGTATGATTTGTTGTATTTGTAAGCAAGAAATAAAAGATGAGTATGGGCATAATCCTGCACCTATTCCAACAGAATGGCCAGAGCAAAGATGCTGTGACATATGTAATGCTGGGATTGTAATACCAGCAAGATTAGAACAAGCAATGAAATTAAACGACGAGAAAGATGAAAACAAATAGTGTAAGATTAGACAGTAATGAATTGAAAGATTTCTTGAAGCACATGATTGAAAACAATCGTGTTATTCAAGCAGATGGAAAAAATCCTGTTGCAGTAGAGATAATTGGTGAGTCAGGTTTAGGTAAGACAAGTAGTGTAATTCAATTAGCTAATGAAGAGAAACTGAATTTTGTCAAGCTAAACTTAGCACAGATCGAGGAGCTAGGTGACTTAGTAGGTTTCCCTATCAGACAATTTAAGTTAGTTAAGGAAGCAGAGTCAGGTCTCAAAGTTCAGCAATGGGTAGATGAGCATGCTGTAGAAGAATACACACGTCAGGGATATAAGTTTACAGGCCAGAAGAGAATGTCATACTGTCCACCAGAATGGATAGCAGACAAAGTAGGTGGAGGTATCTTACTACTAGATGACTGGAACAGAGCTGATATTAGATTCATTCAGGCAGTGATGGAGCTAGTAGATCGTCAGGAGTATATCTCATGGAAGCTTCCAAAGGATTGGCATATCTTATTGACTGCTAACCCAGACAATGGTAGCTACATGGTAAATACTATTGACGTTGCGCAAAGAACCAGATTTGTTAGTGTTGAATATAAGTTTGATGTAGACAGATGGGCAGAGTGGGCTGAGGCTAATCACATTGACTCCAGATGTATCAACTTTTTATTGATGCACCCAGAGGTAATCAATGAGCGAGTTAATCCAAGAAGTATCACTACGTTCTTCAATGCTATCAGTTCTATTCCTAAGTTTGAAGATAAGCTGGGATTAATTCAGCAGATAGGTGAAGGTTCAGTAGGTCAGGAGGTAGCAAGTCTGTTTACACAGTTCATTGCAAATAAATTAGATAAGTTAATCACTCCTAAGAAGATGTTGTTAGAAAGTACAACTGGTGCTATTATAAATGAGTTACGTGATATTATGTATGATACCAGTGGATACCGTGCAGATATTGCCAGTCTAATGACCAGCAGACTTACTAACTATGGGTTATTTTATGCAGAGAAGAATCCAATTGATCAGAAGATTCTTGATCGTATAGTAGGGCTTATAGAAGAAGAAGACCTGTTCAACTATGATCTGAAGTATATCATTGCTAAGAAATTTGTAGCAGGTAACAAGGCTAAGTTTCAGAAGCTTGTACTTACGCCAACAGTTAATGATCTTATTACAAAGTAATTATGTTAAAGCAAAGAGCAAGAGTAATTCATGATCCATCAAGACGTGGTGGATTACGAATAGAAAGAGTGTATAATGTAAGTCATGAAGATGCAGTAGCTTATGCAAAGACACGGTCCCTGGAAGTAAACCCAGGGACTGTTTTGTTTTATCTACCTAATGTAGGTATTACACGATTTAAGTTAAAAGCATTTTCAGAAAAGGTAGGTATATCATCTACAAAGACAATAGATAAGGCTGATTACATCATTATTAATGACGGAGAGAAGTCTAGATCTATGAAGAGCCTTAGCACACAGCAAGTGCTGTATACAAGATATTGTATTCAGAGACCAGATGAGAAGATGCGATTATGGCAAGAAGTTTTAGATCCAAGTACTAACATTCATGATCCTGAATTTGTACGGGAATTAAATGAAGCAAAAGGATTAGAGATAATCATATCTGAAGATGATGCAGATAAGCAGGCAAAATTTATTCATGATCAAACTGGAAGATATGTTTGGTGGCATTATGGATATATTGAAAAGAATTTTATATCTTTGCCACATCCAAGTCTCTACTCCAAGCTAAGACATCAAGACGACATCAGTTACTTAGTAAATCAAGACGCAATTATTATTACTGACGAAAAACGTGTGGAGCTCCAGCGTATGTTCGATAGCCAGCAAGAAGATAATATCATACTTGCAATGGAAATCATGGCTAATTCTAACTACGAAGAGAGTATCTTAAACAATTACCTACTCATTGTTACCAACGCATATAAAATAAACAACCAAAAAGAATCAGGTCACAAGAACTTCGTGTCATTGTTAGCATTCTATGGTATCAATCTAAAGTACATGAGTTCACGTATTACTAATAGTAATGTTGATGAAATTGCAGGCATGCTAAAAGAATACGGTCAGCTAACAGAAGAATCAATGCAAAAGTTATTAGCCTATTATGCAGATCAAAACAATCAGTACGTAGGTAAATACTGTAATTCATTGTTGGTACCAAATGATGATTTAGAATATGATGGACACGAATGAAAAATTAATTAGGGAGAGTGATTTCTACAGCTCTCCCTTTAACTTCAGCTATAGCAGTCTGAATAGATTATTGTATGCACCTGGACTATTCTATACAGAGTATGTGTTAGGTATGAAAGAAGTTAAGACAGATGCACATCTAATAGAAGGTAAGTTAATTCACTACCTAATGTTGGATAGTGCACTGTTCTCTGACAAGTTCATATTAGCATCAGGTAATCTACCAACTGATAGCGTGAAGACAGTAGTAGATATTGTATATGAAGTAATCGATAGGAGCGAAGATAAGACTCTAGATGATTACGCAGACGTAGTACTAATTACGTTAAAACAAGTTAATTTATATCAGAAGTTTGTTGATGATAAGAAACCTGACAAAGATGGTATTCAGAAGACTGCAGATGAGAAGCGCCTGGAGAAGGTACTTACTACTGAAGCAAGAGAGTACTTTGAGTTTCTTAAAGTAAAAGGAACAAAAGATATCATTGATCAAACCACACTCGACAAGTGCACTCAAGCAGCTGATATTCTAAAGAGCAATTCAAAGATCCGTCAATTGCTTGCACTTGATGAAGTACATGATGGAACAACTATTGGAATTTATAACGAGTTAGCTATAGATGGACCACTAGAAGGTTTTTCATTTGGTATCAAGGGCATCATTGACAACATGGTGGTTGATGTTAAGCGTAAGCTTGTTACAATAAATGACTTAAAAACGAGTAATAAATCGCTCAATGAATTCTCTGAGTCAGTAGATTATTGGAACTATTGGATGCAGGCCGCCATGTATGTTAAGCTCGCAAAGATATTTCTTAAGGATGTAATAGATGATTCATGGACAATAGTGTTCAACTTCATTGTAATTGATAAGTATAATCAGACGTATCCATTCAAAGTAACTAATGTTACTATGGATAAGTGGATGGAAAGATTAGACGCTCAGTTACAAGAAGCTAAGTGGCACTATGAAAACAGAGACTATAGTTTACCTTATAAGTTCATAAGCGGGGAAGTTTTACTTTAACACTTTAACAATGGACGTTAAGAATGTATATGATAAATACTTTCAAAAGAGCATGATGTTTCTCTATCCCTTACTAAAGGTAAGGCAGGGAAGCAGCATTGTTCCAGTACAAACCTATTTGTCATGGCAAGACATGTATGAGCTTGGAGATTATAAGCTCATATGTGTCTACCACAATAGGAAGGATCCTGAATTCAAATCATTTGAAGAAAGGTTCCTGTTATCAAACCAACTATTCTACGATTATTTTCTACTGCCAGATAATATGGTGGCCTATGTATTTGATATGTCTGAGTACAGTCATGACTTCAGACTAGTAGCATTAGGTCAGTATTCTGAACTAAGCAGTGAGTTCAAATTTAAGATAATTAATTTCTTTGCATCAAATCCACATCATGCAGCGTATATAGATAGTTATCTCTATCCTGAGAGACATTATTATACGTATGCAGATCTATTAAATTGCGATGTGGAATTATTAGTAAATGTTGGGCAGTTATGCAGTCCACCAGATCTTAATCAGGAGACGTTAATATCTAAGCCAATTGAAGTTAGAATAGAAGATAATTCATTACATTTGTCAAAACAGTAAAATATGAACATAGGAAAAAACATGATTTTAACCAGTAACTATTGGAATGAGGCAAAAAGTTTTAAGCTCGTTCCAGCTACTGAGGATTGCCCTTACACAGAGGCATTGTACGATATAAACACAGGATTGCTTGCAGTAATCAGTAAGATTAAAAAGCAAGTGTTTCATAACGTACCTAAACTAGATGATAATGGTGACGTTATGTACATGAAGTTAGGTAAGCGTGAAAATGGTAGACCTTACAAAGAAGAGCGTAGAACGCTTGAAACATTCCATGAGTACTACATCATTGAGGAGAAAGAGATCATTGATTTCATCAAAGCTTTTACAATCAATGAAGATAGTTACGATTACATGCAGTATATTGAGATTGCACGTAAGAAAGATAATCCAGACATCCTTGTACCAGAGACACCAGCTTTAGTTGATGCTACAGGTGCAGAGATAAAGTAATCAATAGATTACATAAATAATTTAAGGAGGGTAAGCAGCCCTCCTTTTTTTGCCAACTAAATAGGGGGGACAGCTTAACTGAACAAGTGTATGAAGACACATTGGGTGATGGACTACGAGACCATGATTGACTGTTTCGTAGCTGTATATGAAGATTATAAGAAGGACGATACAAGAGTATTCGTAATAAGTAATTTAAGAAATGACATAGTATCATTACTACAGTTTCTTAGAGATAACCTTAAGTATGACCAGTGGCACATAAGCTATAATGGTTTGAACTTCGATAGTCAGATAACACAGTTTATCTTACTTAATGCAAGGGACTTAGCATATATGAAGGGAGGTGAGATAGCTGATCTATTATATACTCAGGCACAAGATGCAATAGGTAGGAAAGAAGCAGGTGAGTTTCTAGAGTATAGTCCAAAAGATTTATTGATAAAGCAGATAGATGTATTCAGGTTAAACCATTGGGATAATAAGGCCAAGTTAAGCAGTCTGAAGTGGATCCAGTATGGGATGGATTGGGAGAACATAGTAGATATGCCCCTGCACCATACCCATAGTATCACAACTCAGGAAGAGCAGGACATGGTGGTAATGTACTGTATCAATGACGTAAAGAGTACTAAAGAGATAATGAATAGGAGTACAGAGCTGATACGTCTGCGTAAGACGCTATCAGAAGAGTACAAGCTAGATCTCTATAGTGCATCAGAAACAAAGATCAGTAAGGAGCTATTCCTTATGTTCCTCAGTAAGAAGACAGGTATCAAGAAGTATGAGCTCAGACAGATGCGTACCATACGTGAACGCATAGTCGTCAGGGATATCTTACTATCATACATATCCTTCAAGCGTCCTGAGTTCCAACAGCTTCATGAGGCCTTCAAACGTCTCATAGTCTATCCTGACAATACTAAAGGTGCATTCAAGCACACAGTTAAGTATCGTGGTGTACATACTGATTATGCATTAGGTGGTCTTCATGGTGCACGTAAAGCAGGCATCTATGAAGCTAAAGATGGTATGATAATTATGACATCAGATGTTACATCATTCTATCCTAACCTCATAATCAGGAATGGTTGGGCTCCAGCTCACATACCTAAAGAAGCTTTCTGTGAACAGTATGAGTGGTTCTTTGATGAGAGACGTAAGATACCTAAAAAAGACCCTAAGAATTATGTATATAAGATTATCCTCAATGCAACATATGGGCTTAGTAATGAGGAGGACAGCTTCCTATATGATCCAGAGCTTACCATGCGTGTTACTATTAATGGTCAGCTTTCTCTTACTATGCTCTATGAGATGCTAGCAGAGGGTATCCCAGGTGCTATCCCGCTCATGCAGAATACAGATGGTCTAGAGATGATGATCCCACAAGAGTATAAAGACAAGTATCTGGAGATCTGTAAAGAATGGGAGCAGCTTACCAATCTAGAGCTAGAACATGATGAATATCAGAAGATGATTATAGGTGACGTAAATAACTATATCGCTGTTAACCACTATAAGGAGGTTGCAGGAGATGAGTTTGTTAAGTTGTTTAAAAATCCACATGCTTTAATTAAGGTTGAAGATGGTAAATATTATCATGCGCCAGTTAAATGTAAGGGTAGGTTTGAATTTGAAAATCTTCCTCTGCATAAGAACAAAAGTCTCCTAATAGTCAGGAAAGCAATCTATCACTACTTCCTCAATGACGTAGATCCTGAAGTGTATCTTAAAAACAATAGAAACATTCTTGACTATTGTGCAGGTGTAAAGATCAAAGGTAACTGGCAGTTCATAGAACATGCCATTGTAGAAGGTGAACTTCTCAAGACACCGCTACAAAAGACACTAAGGTATTATATCTCTAAGACAGGCTCTAAAGTCATCAAGACCAACAAGACTGATGGTAGAGAGATACAGCTTGAAGCAGGCAGATGGTATCAAACAGTATTTAACAAAAAAGAAGATAAAGAATGGGATGAGTATGATGTTAATGATCAGTATTATCTAGAATGTATACGCAGGGAACAAATGAATATAGTTCCACATTTATTTGAAACACAACTTAAATTATTTTAACATGAGTAAAACAACAAAATTAGTAACAGTAGAGGAGCTTAAAGCAGTTCCTCTACCAGTAAAGACAGAGACCTATACAGTAATTTCACATGGCCTTATTATCGACGAAGTAAAAAGAGAGCTAGTGAATGCTGGATTTGAGATCATGTCAGAAGAATATCGCGCTAATAACAACCTAGAGGTTGCTAGAGGTAGCTACATCATTAGGAGATCAGAAGATCCAAACTTTGCAATGTCATTTAACTGGACTAACTCTTATGATAAGTCTACTAAGTTTCAGTGTGCAGTAGGTGGTTATGTGTGGGAAAACAACTCATATGTTATTGAGAAGGAGGACAACGCATTTATCCGTAAACATACAGGTGATGCAGACACTCTAGCAAAAGATACAATCGCTGATAAGATTGCTAATGCAGAGAAGTATTATCTGTCTGTACTTGAAACTAAGCGTAAGATGGAAGGGATTAAGGTTAGTCGTGGTGAGGTAGCCAAGATCTTGGGTAACCTTTATGTCAACTTTGATATGATCTCTATTGAGCAGCTCAGTGGTATCAAGAAGGAGTATAACAAACCTAGCTATGTTTACTCTACTGACTCTGATAGTTTGTGGACTGTATACTGTCACATCCTGACAGTTATCAAATCTTCACATCCAAAGCTATGGTTGCACCAACAAGGCTTCATTCATAATTATCTTAAGATAAATTATCTTACGTTAGTTGATCCTGTTGTATTGCCTACACCAAGTGCTATTGCAAAGGATTTTGAATTTAAATCACCAGAAGAAGTATTAGATATAATTCATCAAGAATCTTTAGCAGAAGATCCATTTGGAACAAAAACTGGAGACATTGAAGAAGTAGGGAAAAATGTACCTGAAGAAAAAATTCCTAAATTCCCTCTTCTAACTGAAGAAGAAGCTGAGGAAGAGTTGCTCACTATGGAACAGCCTCAAGATGACTTAGTTATCTATACTGATCCACTAGGTGTAACATTTGAAGCTCCAATCGTAGAACCAAGTAGTTTCCTAGATGATTTTACTGAAGAAGAAATTGCTGAAGTAGAAGAAGCTAAGGAGATGTGGGCTCCGCGCAATGAGGATAATGATCTTGTTGTACAGGATCCAAAGATTATTTCTGTGCTTAAGAACGAAGTAAACAACATCTTTGGTTATGACGTTGATATCGAAGTGTACGAAGATGGTGAGAACTATAACATCGTAACAAGTGATGGTCAAGAAGTAACAGTACCAATTGATTATGTAAATAATCTTATTTAAAAAAGTTAGGGGGTAGCCATCTGGTTTCCCCCTTTTTTTTCCTAACAAGAATGATGATACGCTCTGTAGGATGTACTGATGTTGCCGATTATCTTCTTGCCATAGCTTGTGCATTGTAGAACTTCTGGATTGCCATTGCAGGATCTAAAGTTGATCCAGTGAATCCAACAAGTTTAGCCAGTTTAGCTAATAACTTACTACCTCCTTTTTGCTGAAAGAAGTAAGGACCTGTATCACGTGTATAGTATGCTTTGTCATCACCTTTCATGATGTGAATCATATCATCAAGGATCTCACGATATGTATCTGTAGTAGGACCAAAAGCAATAGACTTAAGATCTAACAAGTCAAAGTAGTTATACAAACCACCACCTACATAAGGAGTAGCAGAAGGTAAAGGCAAGAACTGTTCGTTCTCTGCACGTACCTGCATTAGTAGATTAATAAGATGTGTCTCAGCAAATCCTACTGTATTGAATGGTCTGTTAGCATCTCCTTCTACACCAAAAAAGTCTAGAGGTCCTGACAAAGCTCTAAGCTTATCATATCTTTCATCATCATCAGGATCCCAACCAAATATCATAGCTAGTGCAATACTTATAACTGCCAGACCCACAACCTCAGCAAGTACACGCATAGCTGCTTGCTTCTCTTCAGCTGTTGCATATTTAAGTGCAAAGTCTGCATTCTGTACAGTTTGCTTTAGCATTTGTAATGTACGTATGTAGTAACCCATATCAGGCTCACCTAGGCCAGGATTTAATCTTGCTCGTGGCGACAACAAAGGTCCTTTGAAGCCCCAGCGTTTAATAGCCATAGTAGTAAAGTATCTACGCAAATAACTCATAAATCTAAAGAGTAGATATCTCTGTGCTTCTGGTTGATCATACTCTGCATAAGCACCGTTGAGTGAGTTAATAACCTGCTGCATTTTATTCTTAAAATGGTTGAACTCTTTGCCTAGCTTTATGTTTCCTTCAGCATCATATGTGAATCCATACTTAGGATCAATACCAGATTTTAATCTGATTTTCTTATTCTCATCAAGTTCAAATGCTTCTATGTAAGGTATCGTTTCTACCTTACCATCTTCCGTTGTACGCTCAATCATCTTATGATGCATCATACCACCAAATTGCTGAAGAGTAGCTTGAAGTTCTAACCATTTACGTGTACTGTATAACCAAGAACCTTCAACAACATCTTTAGTAAAAGTACGAGACATAGTATTATTTCTAAGCTTTTCTTCAAATCTACCCTGAGAAGGATCAAAGATTTCAATGATCTGTTGCGTTAATGATTTAGGCCCTTTAGTATAAAGGTTACCTCCAAAGCTTAGATCACCCATGGCCATAGTAGCCCAAACTTCGCCTTTAGCAGCAGTAATAGGATTTAAATACTTATTTGCTGTAGATTCAATCATTGTCTGATATTTAGCAGACCACTGGTTTTTAAGTGCAGAAGGAACGTTAAGCGCAAAAAACTGAAACGATGCTCTACTAAATAATGCACTTGACAAGTTATTCACAAATGCAGATTCAGAAAAGGCACCTTTCATATTAATACCTTCAAACTCACGCTCAAGAAAGTTATTGACATTATCAGCTCTTACACTAGTACCTTTCTTTTTACGATAGCTAATAATATGTCTATGGATGAAATTTTTCTTGTTAATCTTTGTAAGATCTACAGTATTGTTAGGGTCATTAACTACTTTCTGTATAGCACGAGCAACAGGAGATATCTTAATAAGTTGCTTTTGACGCTCTGCTGAATACATGTATCTCATCATTGATGTAATGATGTCTGTAGATACATCTTCATATTCAATGTTATATAATCCAGAGATAGGAATGTTACTTTGCTCATCATCAAATAGGTCAAGCTTAGCCATTGTGACTAAGTTATTCTCCCACTTATTGTTAAATCCTTGCTCTGCCTGATCTGTTGAGCCATAGAACCATTCTCTTATACGCTTAATCCACTGCTGCAGACCATTCCATCTAGCTCTGCCTACTTCATCAACCTTAGTACTTTGAAGAGTTTCAAGACCTAATCCTAAGAATGCTCCTTTAGGTTTAGTAAATCGAGGAAAATCCAGATACAGCTTTGACTTATTATCTAGGCCATTCTGATTACGTAAATGATGCTCTGTAAGTTTTTCAAGAACTGTAAATAATTTAGGATCTTTCTCTTTAAGATCAAAGTATTCTTTATTGATATACTTATCCCATCCATCTTGTGACTGATCAAGATCTTCAGCTGACTTAGGTAAGAAATTACCTTTGTTATCAACTGTCTTACCTACAATCTTAGCTGTCTTATACTCTTCTTTTACTTCCTGACGATAGAATTTCATAGCTGGTAGACCAGCAATCTTTTCAATAACTCTACCTGACTTATCTTTTATTTCTGTTTGCTCATAGTCATTAGGATCTGTAGGTCTTATAACTGACCATACAGATACTCGTTTATATTTTGTACCAGTAGCAGTTTCTACGGTAATGTGGTTAGCATCAAACCATTTTGCAAAATCAGAATTCTGACGCTTCAGTTCATCTATAACATCTTTATCTAGTAAGAATCTATTAGCAGATTGTGCTGTAATAGCACGTGATCCTAATGAATCATTAAGCTTATCTGTATCCATAAGCTGCAGATAATTGTTGACAACATCAACATAATAATCTGTAGCATCTGTTTCAGACATCTGCTCTAATTCATAATATAAACCATCAAGCTCAGCCTTAAGAAAATTATCTAATCTATTCTTGCTTTTCTTAGCATATAGTTCATTTAACCTATCCTGTTCTTTTTTACTTAATGCTCTTGTTTCACGTATCTTATATAGTTCATTAAGTTCAGCCTGTTCTTCAACTAATACGCCAGATCTATATTTTGCTTTTCTGGCATCAATCTCTTGCTCTAAAGCTCTAATCTTATCAATAGCTTCTTTAGTCATTAGAGATGGATCAGGTTGCCCATCCTCATCTCTAAATCCTGACTTAAGATCAATAATAGCTTCTTGTAAAGGAGCAATTTCTATTTCTTTTGCTACTGTGCTAGGAAGAGTATCTAATATCTCCTTGATACGGGCAAAGATCTCTTGACGTTTAGTATACCAAGATTGCTTAATAACAACACGTGTATTCTTACGTATCCATTCTTCACGAAGAGCATTATATTTATCTGAACCAACGCCATACTTACTAGCTAGTTCATCTTCATAGTTAGAAAGAATCTGTTGAAATACACCAGGTCTTTCTTTCCATTCATAAAACTGACGAGATTTTTCTCTATACTCCCTTAGTCGTTGGGCAATAGCCAAGTCCTTACCTGTTTTCTTGTTGCCATATAGATCATACAAGGAGTGTAACTGACGATACTCACGCCATAGTGCATCTATTTGATTTGCTATCTCAAGCTGTTCACTTTCATTAGTTGCAGTTGCAGATACTTGACGTATCTTCTCTATAATAGCCTCCCGTTTAAATGCTGCTTCTTTACCAATCTCATCTCTTTCAAATAAACTTTGTCTATCGTAGAACTCAGGTCTGTATTCCTGATGGAAATACTTACGTAAAAATTCTTTACGTCTAGCAACAGCATCTCTTAATCTAGTTAAGGAAGCATCTGTATTAGTTGTAGAATATTCTCGCTCAGCTTCATCTACTTCATTATTCATTACTTGAAGATCATGTCGATAATCTCTGAATGGGTTGAGAAGTGTCCATATTTTTCTACGTACCTTTTGACCATTCTTATCTTCTGCAAGCACAGTATCTAGGAAACCTACTTTCTTTCCTAAGTCACCTATGTTACGAGGATTATATCCATAATCTTCTAAGGCATCTCTAAGATCATTTGCAAAGTCATTAAGTTTTGCTTGCGCATTAACCATGACTTCGTTCATATTATTTTTAACGTATAATGCTAGACCACCCACAATAGGGTCATTGTTATACATATATCCTTCAAAGAAGCCATTGAACCAGTTAGCATCACCTAGTTGACCTTTAAGTAAGTCTTCAATTTTCTCAGGAGTAATCTCAATACCTTGAGCAGCTTCAATACGCATGTTAGCATACTGTAGCTTCTCAGCATTAGTCATATACTCTTTCTTTCTTACTTTCTCACGTAGCTGATTATATACTGCATAATCTGATTTTGTTAGACCATAATATTCTCTATGCCATCTATCAATTACTTTTTGAGGAGCCCCTTTCTCTTCAAGGTCTGAAATAATTTTTTCATATCTTTCTTTTGCTTCTCTACCTATGATCTCAAACTCTTCATAGATAACATCTCTAGTACCATCGGCATATACTTCCTTAGTTACACGATCTATCTTTTCTAAGTTAGTTTCAATACGAGTGATTACTTGATAGATTTTTGAGTTAGCAGGTACACCAGAGTCAGGCTGATTAAAAGTATCTTTGATCTGACTGATGTACTTACCCCAATGATCAGTAAGCTTACGATAATAAGTTATTTTTTGTAGATTATCTTGTGATAGACCATTCTTATAAAGGTCATCCATATGAGCTTGAATCTTACTGATAACAGTATCTACATTGTAGATAGTATTAACAAGAGCATTAGCTTGAGACTCAAGAAGTTCCATTGCTGCAATTTCATTGTCAACAATATTATCAATCTGATTCTTATATTTATTAAGATCCTGCATAATAATCTCCATATCAGGACGCTTATACTGATCTCTTAGAATGACAGCTAGTTGCTTATAGTTACCATTTTGTTGTAATTCTCTTAGCTGTCCTGATGCTAGTTGGTAACCTTCATATATCAATGCCTGAAGTTCTTGCTTATCTACCTTCTTCATGTCATTGATTTCTTCTTGATACTCTTTCAGATATGCAACTACATCTTCTTCAGTTACTAGTTCAGTATCAATCTTAAAGTTTTCATTAGTCAGCATCATTGCTAACTCATCAAGCGTAGTTGTAGGATCTAGCTTAGATACTTCTACCTGACCAAATGCATTTCTAAATAATTTTTTAAGTGCATAGAAGATATCTCTAATAAACTTAGCAAAACCAGGAGATTCTTCTTGTTTCATAGAAGCTCTTTCCAAAGCTTTTACAACTACCTCTTCTCTAAACATTGGCCCATCCATGCTAAGATTAGGATGCGTTCTGCTAACTTCCTCTACTATAAGCTTACCTTCGTTAGTACTCATTAGATTGTCATACAACCTATTGAATAACTCAGGATTATCTACAATGATCTGACGAACAAATGGGTGAGCAAACTCGTGGAATACAGACCCTACAGAAATAGAATCTCCTACAAAGAATACCTGACCATTAAAATAAAAAGCAGATTGACCACTCCATGGGTTAATGCTTCCTTGTGTAAGTTCTTTTGCACGTTCTGCTGTAATGATATCAAACTTAACACCTAATCCATTAGATAGCTTTCTAGCTATTTCATAAGCTCGTGTATTGGCACTGTCTCTTACAATTTGTTCTACCATGTTATCAGTACTACGATCAGATGCATGGAATAATTCCATAGCTATTTCTGTAGGAATACCTGACATGATACCTGCTGTATGAGGTAGTGGTTGAGCCATTTCCCTTGATAGCTTTTGAGCTTCAAGTTTAGCCTTAACCTCTTCTGGTGTTCTAATACTGTTACCAGACTCTACGTAATCCTTATACGCTTCAAATCTACCTACTGCCTTTTCTAAGGCTTTCCATTCATCTAAGTTTATATTAGGACATACACTCATTACACAAAACATTTATTCATTAGGTCATGATATTCTTCATCAGTTATTGGTTGTTGAGCAACACGTATAACTTCTGCAACACCTTCAGCTTCTTTTACAAAGTTAGGATTAATATAGCCAAATTCCTCAAGTAATCTTGTTGATAGATACTTAAATGTTTCAGGAGCTACAGCAACACCTATTTTATTGCCTGCCTCATCAGTAAACATCTTACCTGTAGTGTCATTTGCACCAATCATATATTGACCATATCCTGCTTTACTGAATACAGGCTGTAAGCCTTTTTCATCACGCATCTTTTTTATATTTTCAATACTTTCATCAATTGCTTTTCTTACTTCAGGTCTAACACCACCTTCTTCAGCATCTGTTATAAATTCTACAAGCGATCCACCTCCATATTTTAGACGTGATATAATACCTGCCTTATTTTGAAATCCAGAGTGGAAAATAAATCTATCTCTAAGATCTATATTACCTACACCACTTCCTTTAGGTAATGGAACTGCAGACGCACGTGTAGCTGCTACACTAGCTCCTGGTTCCATTGCTTCATTAAATACAGTAAAGTAATTTGTAGCATCTATGTTAAAGCCAACTGTTTCTTTCTTAGCACCTGTATATACTTGCTCAAGATCTTTAAGCTGCATATCTGATGCGTCTAAGTACATAAGCTTACTACGTCTCATAAGTCCTGTAGCAGGAGTAGCACCTGTTGGTACATCAATCACATCCACAATAGCACCTGGCATAATGATACCACGCTTAACCATTTCTTTAGCTGTAGCTTCATTAGGAACTGCATACTGACCTTTAACTCTATCAGATTTTAGATTGACATACATCTTGTTATCCGAATATACAGGATAACCTTGACCTTTATCATTAATGTTTGCAATAATATTACCATTAGCATCTATAATGTTATGTACAGTTCTAGTTGTAGTAACATCTTCAAATGTTTTATCATACGTTAACTTGATACGATAAAGAGGTACATCGCTAGTATATACAAGTGTTCCATCAGGACCATTCTGATAATTGTATCCAAGATCTTCTAGCTCTACTATATCTGCTTCAACAATAGATACAACAGGCTCACCATTTTGAATGTAGTCCATCTTGTAGATAATCTTATCACCTGCTTTTGAACTTTCTCCTGTTGCAAAATCAGGCAGTTCAGCAAGCATTTCCATTCTAACTTGCATTGTACCTTCTGTGTCTATGATTTTATCAAGATTTTTTAGATAGGTATTATTTGAAGGATCTACATATTTTAGAAGTTCGCCAGTTGGTAAATAGAAGAACTTATGTATAGCATTCGTTCCATTAGACAGAGTAACCTCTACATCAATAACAATTTGCGTTTTATCCCAACTAATATTTGCCACTTTAGCATTAGAGTAGGAGTGAATTCGCTCACCTAATGTTCTTGTAAATGAAACATTATCTCCTATTCTTAAGTATGGTTTAACAATTTCACCTTTAGGATTAATGAACGCAGGATCAAATGTTTTTTCTGTTCCTGTTTGTTCAATAAACATACGCTGCTCCAGTAAACTTGTAGGTCTATTTGATCTATCAGTAGGCATCACATAATTCTTACCACGAGTATCATACCTCTTATTAGCTTGTTCAAACGCATCAAACATAGCATTAAGAGTAGCGGTAGAAATGCTACAATAGGAAGCTTTTTGAATGTTGATGCAATTTCATGTATACTCTTTCTTACTTCTTCATTAAGTTCTTCTTCAGTTAATTTTGGCATATTTTCTTTAATTATGCCAGGAATAATTTTAGCAAGTTCAACTTCATTAGCTAAAGATTGTAACTGAAAGTAATATGAATCTATTGTTTCTTTATCTTTAGGAGCGTCGATGAATGCAAGGTTAACACGTTCAGTATCCGTACCCTTAGTTGTTTCACTGTCAGGTATAAGATTTTTAAGGACTGGAAACTTATCTGTAAGTTGTTGACCATACTTTGGATTTACCTTATGCTTTACAATGTCATATGCAAAAGCTGTTTCTCCGTTGAAGATAGCATGCATGTTATAAACATTCTTGAGTGCTTTATTTCTTATGTAAATTTCAAAAGCATATTTTAATCTATCTCGTTGATATGCTTTTTTAGCTTCTGTTCTAAGCATTACTTCACCTTCGTCAAGATATTTATTCTTAAGGATAACTCTTGCTGATGCTTTCCAAATAAGATTAAAATCCTCATCTGATTTACGCAAAGCTTCCATTTTTGCAAATGTATCTTGAGCAAACTGACCACGCAAATATTCACGCTCAAAGACAAACTTAACGTATTCTCCAAAACTTGTAAAAGTACTTATCTCACCAACAGCTGGAATACCTAACTCATCAGATGGTTTTGTATAAGCTTTAGATTGGAACTGTTCCCAAAGTGTAGCATAGTCATAGTACATTATACCATCTACATATGCTGCTCCATACTTAGGAAGAGCTGCAACTTTTTGTAATGCAGTCTTAACTTCACTACCTCTATAATAGATAGGCTCTTTGGGATTCTCTAAATCAGATACATCAAATGTTAGGAATGAGTTCTGGAACAATATAGGCAACAAAGCATTTTTAAACTCTGTCATCAACTCAATGTCGTCAGTAAAGTATGTTTTGTTCTTTGCCTTATCCTTTCTACTAAAGGATAAATCAATCATAAATTTATTTATAACAGGGTTATTACGGAATCCAAATAGATCCTTCCATACAGCTATTTGAAATGGTTGCTGGTAGAAGCTTGCAATAGGCGAAGATATCTTAGTCTCATCTAAGATTCCAGTATCATTACCATCTTTATCTTTTATTGTAGGTATTAGACGATCAATAACATCAGATGGTAGTCTCCAGTATCTCGTTTGAGATCCTTTGACATCATCCATTCTGTTACGCTTGAGCTCCATAAGCTTTACAATCTTATCCTGAGCTTCAAACAAAGATCCCGACTTACCAGTATCTACATTTGTTCTAAGCTTGATATCCTTAACAGCTCTTTCCATATCTGTCATTTCAATGAAATGCAAGAAGATAGCTTTTTGAAAATCAGAAATAGTAGGATCGTTATAATTAATATTACGCTCTTCGATAGACTTTGGTCTACCCTTTTTATCAACTTTAGGATACTTAGTAAATACATACTCTAGTTGACCAGTAAGTTCATCTAATTTAAACTGACCATCTTTTGGAGCTGTTAAAAGTGTCTCACGCTTAATAACTTCTTTAAGATTTTTTACTCTGTTTTCACTAGTCTCACCTTCAACTGAAATGCCTAATTTTTCAAGTATCATTTCTTTAGCTGCAAGAATAGCTTTGTCACGAGTAATCTTTTCTTTTTCAGGATTTTCTTCTTCCATAGCTGAAGACATGACGCTTTGCAAGCGATCTACTGTTTCCATGTACTCTTCAATAATTGGCTGACTAATGAAGTTACTAGCATATTCAATAGGTACACCTGCTTGTACAAGGAATAGCAACATAGGTCCTAGCTTATCATTACCTCTTAGATAGAAAATCCATGGATCCTTAGCAATATCCACCCAACCATTCATAAGCTGAGAGATGACATCACCAATCTTATTCTGGCCTAATGCATCATATCTATGAGAGAAGGAGATAGCTCTATCTTTATATCCTTTAACACCTAAAGTATTATGTGGTAAGTACAATGTTTGTCTTTCATAAGACATAAATACTTTACGCATATCTTTTTTATATGCTCGATCCGCTTGTCTATATGCTTCTTTCTCTTCATCAGTACGTGTATCCTTACCATCAATAAGTTTATCTTTCTTAATCTTCTCTTGCTTATAGAACTCACGAGCTAGATTGATGATTTCTTCCATCTCTTCAGACTCGTAATCACCATTGATTTCTTTGTTATTTGGAGTTAGATATAATCCAATCCTGTTAAAAAGCTCATTATAAGTATTATCTACTGCACCAATACCTAAAGCTTTCTTACCGAGATTATTGGTCATCTGCTTATGTAGGTTGTAAGTAATTTCAAATATACGATTAGCCTGAATACCTCTAGCAGGAGCATCTTCATCATTAGTAGATATACGTGGATTATAATTACGATAAGTAGTCTTAAGATCATCTACTATAGGATCTAAGATATCTGTACCGTTAGGACGTATTAGGTTAGAATAATTCTGAACTCTGCTTGATAAATTATTTAGCGCAAATAGCATATCATTCTGAGCTACCTTCTCCTGATCAGCAAGTACAAACTCATCAAAGCTAAGTACGTCACCTTCTTCTTGTAGAAAATCTATGATTTGTCCATTTACAACCTCAGCACCACCAAATAACTTATAGTATTTAAAGATTGCCATTGTTCTATCAATACCTGGTTCAAAATCTTTAACTATAAACTCTTCAGCTTTCTTTCTTTTGTATTCTTGATACTTCTTCTTATACTGATCTGTACTAAATGCTTTATAAAGATCTACCTCATATACTGAATTACCATTTGCATCCACTGTCATATTAAGTGAGATGTTAGGCATCATCCATGTAATCTTATCAATATCATAGTCACCTCCAGATTTAGCTACTATTTCAGCAGGTAAGATAACTATGTTACCTGCTTCTTTAGGGAGGAATTCAAATACCTCAGCAAATTCATCTGAGTTAAGTCCCTGAATAGGAATACGATCACCATGCATAGTAATCATCTTTCTATTGTTTCCTTGATTTAGCCAGTTGTCATCCTTAATCAATCTGTTAAGATTAGCAAGTGATGCATTATAATCTAGTTCTTTTACAGGTTTATTTTTACGAGCAAGCAGATTACCTTGGTCATCTGTTGCATCGCGGAATACTGCTACATCAGGTAGATATAAAAGTTTTTCAAAATCACCTTGCATAGAGATTTTAACTTTCATTGCATCTACTCTACCTGTATTAGGATTAATTCTATAATATGTAAGTCCATTTGTACCTCCATATTGAGCAATTAATTCTTCTGTTGCAGGCTCAAGCATAGCGCCAGATACTTGAATAAGAGCTTCTCCTTTTGTTTTTTGACGTATTAGAGATTTAACAACAAGAGCGTTAAGTAGTCTTTCAATTTTGTCAGCAGCTAATGAGAAAGATAAGTCATGCTTTAGCCTACCTTCAAAGTCAGTATTAATAAAATCTAATTCGTGATCTGCTAACTCTTGATTGCTAAGCTGAGTCTTAACATACTTAACTAGATTAGACATGTCACCTACAAGCTCACCATCACTGTTAATTTTAAGTTTAGCTCTCTTAAGTAATTGTGCTTTCTTAACTTGAGTTAGGTTAGCAACAGCTTGTTCATATTCAATAAGAGCTTTAAAATTTTTGTATTCGCCTGCTTCTAACTGCTCTTCAAATGAAAGAGCCATCCACTTCTCTATACGTGTTTCAAGAGGTTCTTCTACTAAAAAGTCAGTAGGAATACCATTCTCCATCAAGTCTACCTCTATAAGTTTACGGATCTGAGTAGGAATAGTTACTTTACCTTTCCACTTAGGCTCAATCTTAAGCTGATTCTTAAGATATTCTACATGAATTTTGTTAACTGTAAATGGTGCATCATCATTTATATCTCTATCCTGAGTATATACATTGTCTTTAAGAGATGCAATATCAAGCTTGTCATATTTCTTTTGTCCTTCAACACCAACGTATTCTGCATCAGTAGATCTTACAATCTTACCATCTTTGGTCATACGTATAGGTTTGCCTGCATCATCAAACTGAACAGTTGTAAGAGTACCAATTTTAGACCCTGATTCAAACAATACATAGTCAATACCTTCACGCATCATTTTTTCATGAAGAGTCTTAAGTTTAGGACTTAAATTAGCTACAGAAGGTATAATAGGAGTAAGCTGAAATTTATGAAATGCTTCTATAGTAACATCACTTGTAAGTGGATTATCAGCACTGTTTGCTAAAGCTCCCCAGTACTGCGCCTTAATTGGTGGGAAGAAAGTACCAATTTTCTCTGCAGGTATATTTTCTCCACGTAACAAAGCTAAATAGATCTTCTCTTGCGCAGGTGTCCATTCACCTTGAGAATCCATAAGAATTCGATACGCATCAAAACTAATCCATCCTTGAGCATCTGCTTCAGTCATTTCAGCATACTTACCCATGATGCTTTTTCCAGTAGGCTCAATACCTTTTATGCTATCAATAGAAGTTATATCTATACCTGCATTTACAGCACCAAATAGTTTAGTTTTAACATCAGTTTCTATTTGTTTTACACTACGTTTAACAGTAGCTGTTCTATTTGCAGCTATTGCATCATCAACCATTTGCTTATACAGATTATACCCCATTTCTTCAAGATATACACTACGTGTAATTTTATCTCTCATAACAGCAGTATTCATGGTGCCATCATAAGCACGCATTGGTAATCCTGTAAGTTGCTCTTCAAACTTTCTACCTAATCCTCTTTCAGAATCATTTACAAAACGTAGCCAATCTTCATCTGTACGATATCCTGTACCTGTAGATGCAATACCTGCATTACGTTTATGGAACTCTTCTTTCATGTGGTTATACTGAGCAATATCTCCATATAAGAAGTTCATTGACTCAACATTATGAATCCATGAGTTATATACCCATGATTGAACTGCTAAATTATCTAATAAATTATCAGCAACAAATCCAAACTTATCGTACTCCGCTTTTACTTCTTTGTATTGACCTTCAAAATAATTTTTTGTCTGATCTATTACTTCTTGTTTTAGCTTTTGTGCTTTCTCATCTGCAGTATTTGCAAAGTATACATCAAGATCTCCTTCTACTTTAGATAACTTCTCTTTGGTAGATGCATCTAATATACCCTCAAACGTTAGGAACTTTTGACCTTGAGCTAAATAATTAAAATCAAATACAGGAGTAGGGGTTATTTGCATTCCCTCCTTTTTCTCTTTTGCAATTTGCTTAAGTATTTGATCAATATCTTTTTTCTTTTGCATAAATCTTCTTACGCGATTATGCTCAGATACTAAATTAGGTAAGATATAATGATTAAATGCCCGCATGTGGTAATCATCTCTACTACCAGCAAATCTCCAGTTAGGTACGTATTGACCTTGAGTAACGTCACCAGTAGATAATGCATCAGGAGAAGTAATGTAATTAAGAATCACTGAATAAGACGTGCTCTTATCTGAGTGACGCATTAATTCAGGTAGTCCTTTCTGTACAGCTAGGTGTAAATCTAATATAAACTTAGTATATGGGTCAGCAGCAGCTGAAGATACACCTTCCTTATTTGCTTCTCTTGCTCCACTAACATCAAATAATTCTAGCTTAACTATTCTACCTCCTGTAGCAGTTTTACGAGACCCATAATCTTTGTCATCTTTAGGTATTAGATTACCATCACTGTCTACTATATTAAACATGTTTGTCAACCAAACATATCTCTTAGCATTAGGATTCTTTTCAATATCAAATTTTGCCATATGAGGCATGCGAGTAAGATTCTCATAAGCAGATACTCTTTGCATATTGCCCTCCTCATCTGGCTCCATTGTGTCTTCAACAGAGTTTACAGATGAGACCATAATAGACATACTACTATTTAGTGAATGCTCAAACTTAGTATTACCATCAGCAGTAGTTACCATGAAGCTAGGAAGACCTGCACCATATTGACCTTCTATTGATTGTAATTCCAACCAGTTTTTTCCTTCACCTTCTAAACCAGAAATATATGCATCTTGCCCTACACCATCTACAAGTGTAATTCCTGCAAGCAATTTCATTTTTGTTGCCTCAAATATGTCTTGTGGTTTAGTAATAATAATACCATTCTTAGCAATAATCTCTAATAACGACATTCCTTTTGTATTCCAAGGATCCAGCTTATTCTTATTAAGCTTATCTTTAAGAATACGATCTTTATTTTTTATAAGAAGTGTTTCTACCCATCTAAATCCATCTTTACCAGCAGCTATACCTAGTTCAGGGCTACCAAATTCCAATGCATATCTAACCTCTTCAGTATCTGACATCTTAATACCTATAGCATTTAAGAATGCAAATACTTTTTTAATGTCGTATTTACCTTTAGTTTTAAGAGAGTCAAGATCAGGATATTTCTTAAGTAATTTATTTACATTAAGTACAGTAATACCTGTTTCTACATCATCCTCAGCAAACTCATTATCTTTATCCCATGCATAGATTTTCTACAGCTCTGCTATTCAAATGTTTGAACTCTCCAACGTCTAATCCTCTAGGACCCAGCTTATTAATAAGTTGAGTAACAGCCATAGTCATTTCATTTTGATTAGGCTGTTGAGCAAACTTAACAAGCTTGTTATACATGTTAATTACATCGAGCTCATTCTCAAGTATAAGTGATACTTTACCCCATACTTCTTCTGAATCCATTAGTACAGGAGCACCTAATTCATTGACAACAGGCATCATTGTTTCAGGATCCATCTTAATAATGGTCTTAAACAGATAATTAACTTCTGCTTTAGCTATTTCTTTTTGAGATATTTCAGCACCGCTTCTATCCGCATATTCAGATCTTGTAGCTTTCTCTTCATCAGGAGTTTCTTTTTCATCTAGAAGTTCAAGAGCTTTGCTGCCAAAATCTTTTGACTTAGCTAAATGAAATGCAATTACACCTCTGATTACACCATCTTTATCAGGTACATTATTTTCGATGTTATTAAGATCACCAAAGTTTTCACGTGCAAACATTACAAGACCTAACTTTTCGCGTACATCTTGTAACTTATTATTATCAACTCCTTCAGCTCTTAATCTTCTATATTCAGAATCCAGTTCTAACTGCAGTCGAGATAACAAATGTTCAACACGTCTGTACGCTTGGGTTTTACCAGCTTTAGATCTTAGGTAATTTGCACTTTGACTATAAGTAAGATTTTTTGCCTCTTCTAATTTTCTACGTTCCATCTCTGCAGGTGAAACGCGATTCATCATTAGATCTACTTGAAGTTTAAGATACTTTTCTAGCGCTTCTTCTGTTTGCAAATCTGTATTAGCTGCATTTATAGATTGAGCAATCCAACCATCTATTGAATCTAATAATAGTTTAGTATCTTTCTTAGATAGATTAGAGAATGTAGCTTCTTCATCCAATGCCTGTATGCCTGTACTGTTTAGTGTGTTATTAAAACGTGCATCAGGTTTTTGGAAGTTGTAATCTGTCATGTCTCCTTTACGAAGAGCATCAAATACTTTTTTGATTTCGCTGTTAGCATTACCATCTGCCATTACATCAGCAATAGTAAGATTACCAAACAGTATTTCTAATACATCAAGGAGTTTCTTGAAGAATGACTTTCTAGCAGGAGCAGATTTAATAGCCATCTTACCTTGAGATAGCATGTACTGTCTGAACTCTTCTGCTAAGTACTCTTCTACCTGCTTATCAGTAGCGTACTTAAATGGAGTCATCTTACCTTCATAATCTTTGAAGGTACCTGTCATTTTACGTACTTCAGAATAAAGCGCTTCTCTTTGTTCAGGTGTCATAAAAGCCTGAGTAAAGCCATGGAATGCTTCGTGGTAAAGCTGTGTGTAGTTTGATCCTTTGTATAGTACAATACCATTCATAGACCAAGTAGCAATAGAACTTGAATCTTGCTGGTTAACCATATCAAAAGCTTCCCTAAATGAGAAGTGCTTGCTTAAAGGATGTTTTTCATACCATGCTTTAGCAGTGTCAATATCTTCTTGAGTTATCTTACCTCCACTAAGTTGAATAACACGTGTATTCCATACGTCATCGCTCTCTTCATCTGTAGGTCTACCAAGGAAAGGATCTGATGGATTATCTTTCTTAGTCTTATTAGCACTAGCGTCTGCTTTACGAGATGTTCTACGTCTCTTCTTTTCTACTGTACTAGGCGGTGGTTCTGTAGTATCTAGAGGATCCTTTATTTCTACAACATTTACAGCAGAAGGTGCTTCTTCAGAAACCTTTAGCTCGTTTCTTACTTCCATTAGAAGTTTAGGAAATGCTTTACCCCATTTGCTTTTATCCTGTGTATGAGTTAAAGTAAGATTACCTGTAGCTTGCAAGCTTGCAAGAGCCTGTGGATTTTGACTAAAAGATGCAATTAGCAGATCCTTCATCAAAGCTTCAGCATTATCATCCCAAATACCTGTTTCAAGATTTGGAAATGATTTACCCAGCTTTCTTAACTTCGCACCATCTGTTGTTGCAAGGATCTCATTTTGAATTTTTTCATCTTTAGCATTATCTGCAGCAATCAGTTTTTGAGTTTCTTCTGTTGGTATAGAAGGATCTATTTGATAGTTATTAGTATATAATCCTTTTGTCCACTGAAATGCTTGTTCAACGCTTTGGAATGTAATCTCTTGTTGCTTTCACCATTCTCATTGACTACAGGATTAATAGTATTTCTAACACCATCTACAGTAACTACTTTTGTAGTTTTAACATCTGCAGAAACACTAGCAGGTTTATATTCTGTTATACCTTCTGTCTTAATATCTTCTAACATCTGTGGATAAGATGCAGCATGTCTATCAATAGTTTCTTCTGAAACATTTGCTCTGTTAACTCCTGCTGCAATATCTGCTTTTATTCTTTGTTTAGCTAATTCAGCATTTAAAGGCATTAACTTATACTGAATATTAGCACCAGGTATTGCTTTTTTAATAGCCTCTGGTATCAAAGACTACCTGTTTACCACTCTTTACAGCTTCTATTGCTCTTTTAGCAGCTTCAATATAAATTTCTTTATCTTTAGATTTATCATTTATATCTCCTGTAAACTCAACTCTCATCTCATCAGGAGAAATTACTACTAAATTTTCTTGAGGTAAACTTTTTATAAAAGTAGATTTTCCACTTCCAGAAGTTCCTATAGGTAAAATAACATCAGCTTTAGCATCTGTAGTAACAGGACCTCCAGTAAGCTGAGGTTGTGTAGGACGTGTGTACTTATTGATGTCCTCACGAGCAATTCCTTGCATTGTCTTTGTAAAGCTAAACTGTCCTCTACGTGGAGTAGGTACCCACTCTAATGTAGATTCTGATGCAAGCGCATTAAAAATAGCTTCTGCCTGTTCTCTCGTATAAATGGCATTGTAGCATCTGCTTCATTGAATATTTCAATAGCTTGCTTAGTAGATTCAGGTAATGCGTCAAATGCTTCTTGAACTCTTTTACGTTGTTCAATTAATGCTTTTGTAAATTCATCAACTTCGTCCTCTTCTTTCTTATCATCAACTTTATCAATCTTAGATGTTTCACTAGCTAAAGGAGAGAAAGTAAAATATGCATTAAGAGAAATAATCTGATTGTCAGCATTAAGAAGCTTATCAATCATAAAGTTATCCTTAATATAACTATTGAAGTAGCCATTAGGTATAATTACCTGATTCAATCCACCACCTTCACGAGGAGACAATGAGAAGTGTGTACCGTTATTCTGACCTTCCTGTGTGATATTAAGAGTCATGTAACCAAGTACACGATATGTAGTTTCTCCAGTGCCCTGATCTTGAATAGCTAAAATGTCACCACGATTTGCTCCTGTTGCAGATGTTACAATCTTAGCTCCCTGAGATTTACGTTCATTTACTTGTGCATTGGTAAGTGGTTTACCAAATGGCATAAGTGAATTAAACGCATCTTTAATTTTTTGCTTAGCAACTTGACGTGCTTCTGGTGTAGAAAGATCTAATACTTCACCCATGATACGAGGACCTCGATCCAGCATAGATATTGTATTAGAGTTAAGCATTACGTATCTCTCTAGAATATTTTTCTTAGACTTATTATCTAACTTCAACCCCATTGCGTATACTTCTTCTGTCATGAAGTCAGCAAGCATATCTACAAGCTCAGGTCTTTCAGCAAATGTCATCTGCTTAAGTCTGATATTACCTTCACTTATACTAGGTAAATTAAAAAAGTACTGACCATTAACGATGTCAATAGTCACTGCATCAGTAGGAAAGTTAACACTTGATAAGAAATAATAATTAGGAGCATTACCCAAGATACCTAATGTACCTCCGTCAATCTCCATACCTACAGTATGACTTATGTCCTTTGATACATAATCCAAAATCTTCTCTACAATAGCACGCTCCTTCATAATCATATCTTTTGCTACTTCAAAAGATACTTTCTGTGTGTTTTGGATAGCTGTTATTCTTTGCTTCTCATATGCACCATCAATATCATAGGGATTACGAAGATTGTAGAATGCAGGTTTACCATTGGTATCTACCTCTGCATTATCATTGAATTTAACAGGATTACCAAATTGATCTACTACAACCAATACAACAGGAGTAGTAGATGGAAGCAGCATATCTGCAGGTAATAGATCTTTACTCTGAGCTCTAAGATACAGAGGACCTACTCCTGGATAATTAATTTCAGATCCTTTATTACCACCAGAAAGCATTCTAACAATAGCACGCTTAACTGTATAAAAGAATTTCTTAGCAGGATCAATAACATTATATCCTTTGCTTGCAGGATCCATACTGATAGCTTCGTTGTCAGTATCCTTGAGTGCATGTGGAGCTACTGCTTCAAATGCTTTTTCAGGATAAACAACGCCTTCTTCAGGTTTCTCATCAGATACATCTGCAACTATAGGGTTACCATTTTTATCAAAAAGTATAAGCTGATCTTGAGACACCTTTCCTCCAGGTAGATCTGTTGGTTCTTTCTTTTTACGTCCACGCTTTTTTTTAGGCTTTGCTTCAGCAGCATCATTGACATCATCAATAATGTTTCGAGATACACCTAACTCTTTTTCTACATACTCAATACCAGTAACAGGATCTAAAGCTATAGCTGCAAGTCGCGCAGTTGCTGTAGGATCAAACCCTTTAGACATTGCTGTTCCAATGTTCTCAATATCCTTTGCAGATATATTATATAGAACAGTAGGAACCATACGAGCAAAGCGTACACCTAATTCATGATCTCCTGTCTTTCCTACAACATCATTATACATCTGCTTCATCATGTCATTTACATTGACAGATGTGTCAGGAGATTTCATGATGCGGTTATAATCTGCAGCTAAGTATTCATAGAGCTTAACGTAAACGGAATAATTTTTATCATCCTTACTTAAAGAACATATCATCTCTTAAACATTTAATATTTATCAACAAATATCATCAAGTGAATCAAGGAAATCATTTTTTGCAGAATCAGCATCTTTCTTCTTACCTCTGTTGATTGCGTTTGTAATGTCCTCATCTGATACACTTTGAATAGCACGTACATCATCATTAGAGATTGTCTGCTCTTCAGGACTTATAGGATTGACCATCAAATCATCTTCATTCATTTCCTTAGAATATTTAAATACATAACGTTTAGCATTGTCAGTTTTAAATGTACGACGTTTAAGTGTGTACTCTGACCCTTTACTGTTTCTCAAAGATATAGCTTTTTTATCTTTTGCGTATACTTCATATGTACCTTGTATACCCTTTTCTAAGTTCATAATGATAACAGTATCGCCTACATTAATATCGTCATATTCTGTCTTAAATGCAAGTTCTTGACGCTTATTATTTAAAAGTTCAGTAAGTTCTTCTGCTTTGAAACCTGTTCTAGTTCTGAACTCTGCATTCTGACTTAGCTTGGCAATAAGTTCAGCTTCTACTGCTTTCCATTCATTTATATCTTCAATATCATTTATCTGATCACGTACTTCCTGTCTAGCAGCTTCTCTATCTTCAGCAAGTTCATTTCTTTCACGCTCAAGACGTTCAGCTGTTTCAGCTTTTGTTTCTCCCTGATTAATGATATTAAGACCTTCAAGTACAGTCATATCATTAATCTCATCTTCAGTATAACCTAAAGCCATCAACTTATTTCTTTCTTCTATAAAGAGTTGAGTTTGATCTGTTTCAGTTATTGTCTGTTTTATACCTGGACGTCGATTAATAGTACGTACCTCTGCCTCTTTTCTAAAGTATTTATCAAATGCATTTCTTAGATTCTCACTAACATTTGTTCTTACATACTCTCTAAACTGAGGAGAGTTCTTAATTTCTTCAGGAGTTTTAGATGCATAGTCAGGATCCAACATTTTAGCAGTATCACCAATTTCAGCAAAGATTGCATTATAATCTTGATAAAGTTTGATTAGCTCATCTACTAATCCTGGATGACGCAGTTCTATTTCTTCAATGGAAAGTTCACGTGGGTTAACAACTTCTTCTTCAGTTACTGTTCTACCAGAAGCTTGTGCTTGTGCTTTAGAGTAATTAGAATCTATCTTAGTTGTAACAACATTGATAACAGCATTAAGAGCTGTATCACTAAAGTCTCCTACAGTAACAGATAAGTCATCAACTATCTTACTTATAAATTCACCCCATGCTGATCTACCCGTAGATTCAAACCTAACTTCATGTAGAAAATCTCGGAAGTATTCATTTGTAAGAGCTTCTTTAACAAAGTCATCCATAGCACGAAGACCTAACATCTTCTTATCATAGAAGCCTTGCATTCTTCCCTCTCTGTAGTACTCATTAGCTGCATTGAATATTTCACGTACAGAGTTCTGGAATGGCGCGTCATTCCTTAACATATCATATACACGCCTATTTACTTCTTCACGAAGAATAGATGTTTCAATAGGATATGATTGTACATTCTTAGCGTACTCTTCTGATGAATAACGAGCATCAATAACAGTTTGTTCTGTCTCAGTATATATACCAGGTCCTGCTAGTTCCTTACTAAATGTAACAGTCTCGTCAGCTTTAGCTAACATAATCAATCTTCTAGCTAATGCCTGCTCTTGTTCAGTAGCAAAGTCACTATCTATAATTACTTGTAATACGTCACGTAAAGGAAGAGTTGTTTTGCTAGCTTTAGGATCAAACCCAAACTGTTCAGCTATATCCTCATAAGATCTATTATCTCCAGGAAGCTTATCGCGAACTTCTGAATCATATTGTTCAAGCTCCGTATTATACTGTAGAGGAATGTTATTTACATTAATACTGTATTCTTTAAGCAATTCAACAGCATCGTTATATAAAGTAGATGTAGTAAGAATCTGATCTTTACCTGTGACTCTGTACAAGCGCTTAGGCATTTTGCCTTCTGTATTCAATGCTTCCCATTCACTAGCATCAAAGAATATATTACGCTTATATAACTCTTGAAGAAGTTTATTCTGATCTTTAATCTTTTGATAGCTATCAAGTGCTTGTTGAATGCGTTCTTTTCTATTAGCATGCTCAGCTGTCATAACTTCTTTCTTACGACGAGAATACTCGTAAAATGAAGTAGGATTAACAAGAGCATTAACAGAATTAGCTAAAGCAATATTTTCACTATCTAATAAATAGTGATCCAGAAGTTTATTAAAAGAGTTAGAAAGATCAGTGTCAAATACTGGTCCTTTAGCTATACCTTTCATATAAGCAGAATATGCTTTATATGCTTTATCATATACAGAAGCAGTTATCTTATTCTCTTTTGTCTGAATTATTTTTTCTCCTGCAGGAGCTTTTCCATCTTTAGCATTTTTATTTACCTCAACTACTACATCTTGCATTGCATCTACAAATGCTTCAAGATTTTTAAGCTTAGATTCTTTTTCTGTTTTTAAACGTTCAGCATCATTTCTAAATTTAGGACTTTGATCTGATTTCAAATCTTTAGTATCAGGAGTTACACTTTCAACATCATTTAATATTTTTAATTCTTGACGAAGTTGAATTATTTCACTAATCATTGTAGGTAAACCAAATAGATTAGTGATATCTGAAGCAGCAGCACCTGGAATACGAGCATCACTTACAGCTTCACTAACGATAGATTTCATACGCTTAGCTGTATTCTTAAAACTTTCTTTCATGAATATCAGATCTTTCTGAGCATCACGAAATGCAACATATGCATTAGATTCTTCTATTTCTTCAGGAGTGCCTTTCTTAAAGTTCCATGGTTTAAATGGATTTGCTAATTCCTTTTTTACAAAGTCATATGTTTGTTTAAATTCTTTAACCTTAGATGACATCTCAGATAAAGACTTACGTATTTCTTGTATATCATCTCCTGATACTGTCTTAAGTAGTTCTTCATCACTTAGATTCTGCAGATCTTGATATCTCTGTAGGAAAGTATCTTCCATACCAGTTTCAAGCACTGTCCAAAATTGTTCAGCTTGAGAGCTCCATTTAGCATCTTGAAAACCTTTTGCATCACCAGCTTTTTCAGCTTCAGACATTTCTTTGCTAAGCTGTTCTTGATTTACCATGTTATTAACATGGAGATTGTTATACTTAAGAGGATCTTTATAAATCTCATCTAGAATAGCAGCTTTACGTCTACCTTCTTTAAGTGCCTCATCGCGCTCGTTTGTATAATTCTTATTGAATACCCTGCCAACACGTTCCTTAGCACCAATAGCTACATTAGATGCGCCAGATACAATGCCTCCCATAAAGAAACCTGATGCAAATATTTCAAGACCTTCTGGGCTAAACTGTTTGGCAATATTATCAGCTATTGCATCATAGTAACCACCTCTTGTCTTATTATTATAGAGATTGCTGTAGTACTGTTTATTTGTACCAGATATAACTTCCTGCGCAGATTCCTGAAGACCTTCTGCTAAGTTTGCAGATATATAGTTAATACCAAAAGTACCATATGTTCTAGGTTTAATTAAAGCCTTTGCCGCATTCTTAAAATTCTTTTCTACTACTTGTATACCTTCTTTAGTAATTAATGTCTTATAGAACTTGCTTTCATCTATAGGCATTAACTTTCTAAGCGGGCTGAATGATCTAGTATAGTTACCTAAAACAATCTGATTAGAAAAGAAGATAACAGGTAAGTTGGTCCATGTAGTAGACAAAGCAGCAGATTTTGCCATCTTTTTTATTTCAGCGGCTTCTTCATCATTAGGAGCTCTACCATTTTTACGCATAAAGTCATCGTAACCATCACGTAACATTTCATTTTCTACCATACCTCCTTCAAGAGCTGACTCACCAAATGCTAATCTAACGTTACGTATGTCTCTATAGAAGGATCCAAAACCTTGTACAGTTTTAGCAACTCCACCTAAGTTTTCTAACTTATCAAAATTAGATAGGAAATTATAAGTTTCACCCAATGTATTGCGAGCAATAAACTTACCTGTTGCTTGTGCACCAGATGCCATAGCATTATACACAGTGCGCGCAGTACTTACATCATGTAGTTTATCAAGAGCATTAAGAATTTTATTTGTTTTCTTAGTCCATTCTGCTGCAGTAAATAAAGCTTTAGTAGCTCTAGCAATATTTACACCAGTACGCGCAAGTGCTGCTTCACCAGCTGCTCCACCTGTAAGAAATGTTGCTCCAAATAATACAACTTCTTCAGCTAAGATCTCTGCCATTATACCAAAGGTATAACCAGAGTTAAGGAATAAATTATTTGTAAATCCTCCTACACCACCTCTTGATGAAGTACCAATAGCCATGGCTTTTTCCATGTTCTTAGCAGCTTCTCTATCTGACTCAGGACCAAAGCCAGCAGCATCTCCAGCAGCATTCCATACCATTGTCTTCCACTGACCCCATGTTCTTCTAAAGTCATCAGTAAAAGAGCTAGCAGCATTATAACGGGCCTCATTATCTAAATAAGGATTGAATCCAAGCTTAGAAAAATTAGGATGATTGTAGTATCTTTCAAACTGATGGTGATCTATATCTGCACCAAACGTTTTAAGCTTAGCTTCATTAAATACACTGCGAGCATTAAGTTTAGCCTCAGCATCAACATTATCCCATATGTCATCAAAGGACATACTCTTTGCTTGCTCTTTATTAAGAGGAGGATTTAATGGATTTGTAGGACCTGACTTTACCCCAAAAATCTCATTTATATCAAGTGGAGGACGATTAGTTTCAGCCATTATTCTTGATTTAACATATATTGCGTTTGCACTAATCCTTGAAGATATATATTCTGAATTTCATCAGGACTATATCCACTCTGAGAATAGTCCTTATAAAAACTCTTAAAATTATATGAACCATCTTCATTTATTTTGTCAGCAATACTTCCTCTTACAACATATCCCGCACCCTTACGCTCTATACGAAGTTTATGTAATGCATCTAGTCCATACCCAAATTTAAAATCTTGTTTATCAGTATAATCAAGACGTTTCTCAAGAGATGATCGCTTTGTAGCTTTATACAATTCATTAGTCGCTACATCATCTTTTAGATATATGGTTATTGTACCTGAATCTACACCACCTTCTGATGGAAGAATACCAGGATATCTACCTACTACACCTTCTATTGGAGATTTACCAAATAAAGAAGCAAACTTAGGGTCACTTAAACTAATAGTGTACATCTGCCAATCTTCTTTTCCACCACCAATACCATTATAACTACCAACCCATGTAGGACGACCTTCTTTATCACCATATTTTTTAGCTAATGATAAAAGATCTCTTACCATTTTACGGGCTTGAGGATCACTACTAGTAGGTAATGCTTTTCCACTAGGGTCACCAAATGCAAAGAATGCATTACCAGTTCCTTCATTATCAAATGCATCTTTTAGAAATGTAACTTCGCCAATAACAGTTTTACTCTTAGGATTAGCATAATCTACAAAACCTATAAGATCTTTTTCAACATAAGAACCAAAGCCCTTAAGTTGACCATTCTTTTTAAGTTCATCAATAGCACTTGGAAACTCTCGACGATAATCATTTAGAAAAGGAGAATCTTTTTTCTTTTTGGCAGCTTCAAGTTCTGCTCTCTCTCCAGCTCTTCCTTCTATAATCTCTGAAACAGCACCTGCAACACCACCTTTAAATCCTCCCCATATAGCATTTGCTATATCATCAATAAGTGGTTGTTTTCCTAATCCCGTTTCATTTCCTTCTGTATCTATTTCACCAGTATAAAGCTTTCTAGCATAACTATAGTTTGTCCAAAATTCTGAAGATTCACCTGGTGTCCATTTGTCTTTATATGCACCATATTTAGATCTAACTAAACCATCAGCAGTAAAAAATTCGCTTATAGTTATAAATTTTGGCTTACCATTTTCAATAATTTTTACAGTACCTGCATCAGGATTTGAAGCCTTATCATTTATTGCATATCTATATAATTCGTCATATACATATTTATCTTTACCTCCTACTTGATTTTGCCTTTCAGGAGACATTTTATTATATCTTTCTATTGCCTGTCGTTTTAAAGTTTCTGCAGTGTTTCGTGTAGCAGGATCATCGGAACCCTTTAAAAATCTTTCTACAACATTACTTCCTCTTTTCATAAGAATGCCTCTTGCGGCAGTAAATGCAAATGATTTTTCAGAGCGCTCCTCACCCATAGAATTAGTAAGATATTCATAGTAAGGACTTGTCGCTGATCCACCTACTGTTTTCATTTTATTTTGAACTGCTGTTGACATTGACTTCATTGTCTTTCGCCATTCAGTTACATTAATTTGACCTTGTTTAGCTTCAGCAATATAATCACCAATTTCTCCACTAAGAGTACTTAGATATGTTCTATTAGCTTTATTGTAAGAATTATTCTCATAAAATTTTTCAGCTACACTAAATACTTTATGACTAGCATCATACGTAAGTTTTTGAGAAAACTCATCCATGTTCCATGTTTTAGCCCATCCTAATTTTTCTGCTTCTGATTTACTATTCCACTTCTTTAAAAGTTTCTGAGCATAATTATACTTAGAAGAATCTTGCGAATACTTAGATTGATTTGCATAAGATCTAATAGTCTGATCAACTATAGCAATAATGTCTTTACCTGCTTGAGCAGATCCATTGCCTCCATCAATAGCCTGTTGCTGTGCTACATTAAATGTTCTAAGTAATACTTCTGTAGTAGGAGTTTTAGCTTTACGTATCTCTTCTTTTGTATCTTTTGCAACTTGCTTATATGCAGCTAAAGGATCAGTATCAATTGTCTGTCGAACTTGACCTGTTATATAATCATCAAGAAAATTACTTACTTCATCATTTTCATCTTTTTCTGTAGCTTTTTCCCCCGCTGCAGCTTCTTCCATGCGCCATAGATGTTCTTGATATGCCATAGCAACAGGATTCTCTTTAAGTGTACGTTCATAGTTTTTAAATGCCATGATTTGAGCAGCCACTCCAAGATCTTGATCTAAGAACGTCATTGCTAAAGCACTATCAACCGCATCACCTTGAAGAGATAATGTACGAGACGAAATAGAATTATTAACAGATCCTACAGCATTACCTATTTGATTTTCACTATGCTCAGCATCATCTGCGCCTGCATATAAATCATCAAGCACCTTTTGCATCTCTTGATCATATTTAACATCTCCTTTGTCAATATTCTCTTTTAGATCTTCTGCAATTTTCTTGTTTGTATTCTTTTTATGTTCTGCATTTTCTTTTGCTTTTGCTAGCGATTCATTAATCATTTGTGTAGTTTGATTAATGTATTGCTGTTCTGCAGCTTCAAGTGATCCGTATTGTGCAGCATTAGATGCAGCCCAATTTTTTCTTTCAAGGTACGCCTTTGTCTTATAGTACTCCTGAATACGTGGATCTTCTCCTAATGTTTTTTGAAAATGTACAAGGAGATTACCCATGATGTTTTCACCATTCTTAGTAGTTACAATCCAATTACCATCGATTGTATCTACTTTAACGTCCCAGTCCATATCTTTAAACATCTTAGCAGCCATGTCCTGTACGTTAACATAAGGAGTATAATTAACGTCACCCATCATCATAGCATCTTGATCACTAGCTCTACGAAACTCATCTCGTTTCCATTCTAATGCTTGAACTCCACCTTCCCAATATTGACCACCACACTTTTCAGGATCTATACAATTCTTAAATGATTCAGCACGTTGGATTTGATTGTTGTAGTTCTTTGTCCACAACATATCTTTTACAATGTTTTGATTTTGATACATTGAGTTAAACAGATTAGCCGCTTGATTTACATTTTGTTCTAATGATAAATCAACGTTAGCTAATTTCTTTATCTCATAATCAATAGACTTAAAAAACTCATCTCTTGCTTGAATATTAGAATCTCTAGACATTGGAGAGTTAAGAAGTGAACCATATAAGTCACTGATTTTCTTACGATTAGAATCATATTGGGTCTGCTTCATTTGAAGAGCCCCAGCAAACAATTGTAAGTTTGGCTGAAAAGGTTGAACTGATGGTAAATATGTAGGTTGACCTGATAAGTACGTTGCCATAATCTTATTTGTTTACTTCAAAAATAATATAAGTTTATTAAACATATAATATTTATTAACCTTGTGAAACTTGTGGTAAGTTGTTCAAATAATTACTATTATCCTGAATACCTGCATCAGCTTTAGCATAGGCCAATGCTTCAGCGTAAGTCATTCCAGGATTAAGAGATTGAATCTCTATTGCATTATCTGTAACGCTTTTTGTTGATCCTTGTGTAGGAGTAATATCTCCTGACGATGTAAATCCTGCATAATCCATAGAGAATGGATCTAATCTATAGTTAGGATACATCATATTAAGTGCTTGGATATCCATTTCAGCTTGTTCACCTGCAGCAAATGCTTTAGATACTTCTGCTCTAGCAGCTGACTTACGTGCTTGCATATTATCCTTAAGCTGAGCCCAACGATCATGAAGTGTAGTAGCAACATTAGCAAAGTTTTGGAACATAGTCTGAATACGATTAGCTCTATCTCTTTCTACACCATTTAGAATCTCTTGATTAGCATTATGTATCTGAGCTGTATACTGAGCCATTTGATCAGCACCTGCTAACTGCGTCATTGCAGCCATAGCCTGTGGACCCATTCCCATAGACATCATTTGTTCACCTGCTGCCATAGCCATACCTCTATAGTTACGTTGCATGTCTTCAGGAGAAAGTAAGTATGCTCTAGGAAGATAAGTTGCTGGAGCAGCTACAAAAGGTTCTTGTGGTTGATCACCATACAGTTCTTTAGTAGTACGATATAACTCATATATATTAGGAGCAGTCCATCCTTTAGGAATGTCACCTGATACATAGTCAGGTCTTTTTTGTGGAGTCATTGTTTCTTCACCAGGAGCTAAATCTCCTTCAGCTAACTCCATTGGATCATCTACGAAGGCAATCTGACCAGTAGTAGTATTTGTATACTTACCATCAATCTTAGAGATCTTACCTGGCCCACCACCTACTCCTGTATTATCTGCAGGATCAGATGCACCAACTTGACGAATCTGAAAATCTCCAATTGCGCTAGTAAGATCTTTATCAAGCTTACCTGCATTTCTATCCTCAATCAGACTAGCATAACCATAGTATAATGCTTGCTGAAGTTTAGCCTCTTCATCTGTAGGAGCTTTAACTCCAATCTTTTCCCAGGTTTCTAAGAAATCTTTATTAGTAGATGATCCTGGATCAGCTGCATCCTGATGCTCAGGAATCTTTTTAATGTTTCCTTTATTCTGATGAGCAAGAGTAGCTAAGTTACGCTTCTGCATATCTAGGAACATTTGATATGCAAATTCAGGATCGTTTTCAATTTTCTTTTTAAGACGTTCTGCTTCAGCACTTGTTATTCCAGAACTTCTTTTAGAAGTATCTCCTAATGCTTCAACTGCTCTTCTAGCAAGTTCTGCTTTTATTTTTGGATCATTGAACTTATCTTTGATATACTGAAACTTACGAGCAATAGCTTGATCACCAGCAAAGATCGTGTTCAAATCCTCACCAGTATAATCAGCACCTTTAGGTTTCTTAGTTACTAATCGATAAGTACCATCATCATTTTTAATAACAAGAGGTTTACCAGCAGCTACTCTATATGCAGCTTCTTTGTCAGCTTCATATTCTTTACGTGAAAGGACAACTGCGTTACTAGGTACTTGAGGTCTTGTAAGTTTTACAGATTGATCTCCTTGAAAGTTAACTGTACCTACAACTACACCTTGAGCATTTACAATCTCATACTTTTGTGTAGATGCATTATAAACTACTCGTTCTCCTGGTTTCAGTTTAGATCCTGCAACTCCTCCAGCATCTTGATATTTACGAACTCCTCCACCATCTTGATATTTACGAACTGCACCGCCATTTTTCATTTTAACAAGACCACCTTTTTGTTGCATAGGCATTGGCGGCATACCTTGAGGCATTCCTTGCTCCATAGCTTCTGGAGGCATACCTTCCATACCCATACCCATATCCATTCCTGGCATAGGTTGCTGCTGTTGTACAGGAGCTTTGATAGCTTCTAAGAATGGCTCTATAGCATCTTCTATATTGATACCTGTTTTTTCAAGATAAGGCATACCTACTGTTGGAATATCAACGTTACCTTCGTCATCTGTAAATCCTTTAGCAGACTCTTGTAACAAAGCTATCATACCTAACTTATCTGTCTTATTCTTTATGTTCATCTCAGCAGTTTCACGTGTGATCTTATCTGAATCTGGATCTAAAAGAAGTCTGATGTCATCATTAAGCATGTAAGGTTTGGAAAGCTCAGCATATGTATATCCTGATTTCTTTGCTGCTTTACCAAGCATCTCATGAATCTTAGTATTTTTTTCTTTAAGGTGATCAGAGAAAATAAAACTTCCTTCAGGTACATCAAGTGGCGTTCCTCCTTTTGAGTGCTTCTTACCACCAATGACATATGTTTTAGGAAGAGTATTAGTCCATGCATCGTCACCCATAGGAGTAAGGATGGTTTCTCCTTTCTCTGCTTCTATGTTAGCAAGATCACGCGGTACAGGCCCAAGGTTTTTCTTTACCTCAAGATTAGGTTCCATACCTTCCTTGAAGGTAACAGGAAATTGAAAAGCATTATTAGTAAGCTTTTTCTTTGTAAACAACCCTTGCTGTGCTTTTTGCAAAGGTGCTTTCTTTATAACTACTCTACGTTTCATAATTAAAAGTATTGTATTTCCCCTCCGCGATTAATGATGTCATCAATCTCATCATCAGTAAGTTCATATGATCCACCGACTTGATAACTCCCTCCATATTTTTTTTGAACAGCAGATCCAAATGTTGGAGGAGTAATACCAAATTTTTGAAGTGCAGATGCAAATATATCAGCACTATGATGAGGATATTGACTATGACCTTCATTAATAAGTCGAACTACATCTTGCACTGTTGCTTGGTCATTATAATCTACATTAAGACAATCTAGACATAGATTAAAGCTGCCATCAGGATTTTGCATTTCTGGATCTTCTTTCCACATATCTGGATTATCTAAGAAATATTGCTTTTCTTTTAATGCATTATTGTAGAATTCACTAGGAGTTACGCTACCACCTGGTTGATACATGCCTCCATATTTACCCATAGGTTGATATGGCATTTGACCAGATAACTCATAGCCAGGTATGTTTTGATAAAGAGCATCACCATAATTTGCAGTAAGTCCAAATCTATTTTCTTTACCTGTTAAAGTAGCAAGACCTTTTGTACCCATAGACATATTACCCATTGGTATAGATCCAACATATGCATCAGGAGTATATATTCTGTTTTCCATTTGATTGAGATCTCTCTGTTCTAGTAATGATGATACCATATCCATAGTAGGAGAGATGGCTTGCCCAACTGTTCCCCAATCAGGAGTATACTTTTCTTTAATAACCATTTTACCAGCACGTGCTTTAGGCATACCACCGTATTCAAAACCAGGTATAACAGGTATATTAGGAACTACAATAGGACCTTCTTCATTTCCTGAACTAATAGGCATTCTATCTGTATAATTACCTGTTTGTCCTTTAGTCATCATATTCATGATGTTTTGACCTGTATTACTAGAGTAAGGCCCATAACTTTTACCAGATGAAGTATTAGAACTGCTAACGTCTGCAGAATTGTCATCTCCTGCTCTACGCTGATCTCTATTATACTTCATAACATCAAACTTAGACCTAATTCTACCCATTAGATTACCACGGTCAGATGTTCCTATTGTTGCTGTTTCTTCTTCACCTTCTACTACTTCTTTTTGAACTGGTCTACCATTTTCATCATAATCCCATTTAAGAACTACTTTAGCACCAAAGGGTCCTGCCTTACCTTTTGCTGTTTTTAAGAAAACATTATCTGGTTGAAATTCACTAAGTGCAGTGCCAAACTTTTTAATTAATTCAGGGTTAGATGCAAGATTCATTAAGTTACCCTGAAACATCATATTTCTTGAACCAGGTTGAAACATTGAAGCTACATCATACTGATTAGCTTGACCTTGCTGTTGTGCTTTTTGTATATCATAAATAGATGTTACAGGAACACCATTTTGAAAATAGAATCCTCCATGCCATCCGTTAATCCCTCCTGAACCTGATGGTTGACTATTTGATTGTTGATTATTAGGATTCTCACTTGGAAAAGATAATTGAGTAAGATCTATATTTGGATTTTGTTCTTTTAGAGATATGTAGTATTCTGAATCTTGAGAAGATACTTTTTTCTCATTACCCCATTGATCTCGAATAACTGTATCACGTACACTCCCTGCATTTTCATACGATTGCATTCCTCCATATCTTTGAGATGGAACATCAGTAGATACTTGCGCAGGGTTGTTTCTAAAGATATCACCTCTACGTTTTACTTTAATCTTACCTGAAGGAGAGAAAGACATGTTACCAACAGCAGAACTAAATCTATCCCATGCATCTCCTACTCTGTCTTCAATATTTGTCATTGCATTATAGAATGGATTATCTTCTACATTTGCATATCCCATTCCTTGGTTATTAAATGCATTAGTATATCCACCGTAGTCATAGGTTGGAGTTTCAGCCATCATGTTTGATGCATAACCCATCATATCATTTGCTTCAGATAACTTTTGCTCTGTTACCTGATTAACAAGATCACGAGCCATATTAGCACCAATAGCATCTTTAACAATTTGATTACGTTGATCTACTAAACTAGAAGATGTCACGTTGGTATTAGCTCCACCAATTTTTTTATAAAGTAATTTCTTTTTAGATTTTATGTCACCGCCATTCTTTGCTATTGGATTAGCTGCCATTGTATTATTTAATTCTTGCTGCATCTGTGCAATAGCTTGAGCTTGTTGATCAGGTTCCATTTGCATGATCTGAGTATATAACTGCTGTAGCTGTTCTTCGTTCATACCTACAGCCTGAGCATACATTTGCAGAACTTCAGTAAGATCTTGAGATATATCTTGAGCTTGTTGCATAGGAGCCATTGGGCCTTGTCCAACTGGACCACCTACCTCAAATATATAGTTTGCAAAGTGATCTGTATTTACTTGAGGAGCTATAACTCTTACTCTTTTTTTCTGTGACATAACTTACAGTATATAGTATAATATAGTAAAAATAATATTTATTCCCTAAATATAGGATATTTATTCGTTGCCAGGTTCCTCTATGACTACGTATCCAGCATCGCGATACTTTTGTATTTCATCATCAGACATATATCTAACAGATCCACCTTTTTGTTTATTTGTATTAATGATGTTGTAATAATTCATATAACGTTTTACATTTTCATTTTCACCTCTTGCTGCTTTTTCGTAATCATTAGTTGTTAAAGCAGATGGTATATTCCATTGATAATAAGCAAGTTCTGCATCTGTAAGATCTTTACTTACATTTGGGTTTATACTAGCATTTTCTTTTGCAGTTTTCAAATTACTATTTGTTAAACCTATAGTAACAATAGCTTGATGTTTAGAATTCCATGGATCATATGTATCTTCAGTAATGCCAAATTTTTCAAGTCTATTTACCAATCCAGGATCTCTCCATTCATCTTTATCTGTTTTAGCCCATACTGCAGCAGGATTAATTTGAGTAATACCTTGTGATTCACCTAATCCCATTTTATCTGTAAGATATGTTGGTATACCATATCTAAATGTTCCCAAATCCTGACCTCCTTTTGTTTCAGCTAAAGCAGTGGCTGTAGCTATTTTGGAAAGTTCATTATATTCAGAATCTGTCAAATTAAATGCATCCATTACAGCTTGCTTATTGCTTTCTAGTTGATCTATAAATGGTTGCATTTCATTTATATCTGAAAGTAATCCAATACCTGGGATTTCGATATTAAGAGGCGTTACGTTTTGCCTTAACTTATTACCTTTCTTAAGATATTCATATGTCTGTTGAACATTCTGATTGGGAGCATATATATTGTTAATTGCATAATCTGAACTCATTAAAAGATTATCAGGATCTGTGATCTTACGAACACCACCATAGTCATATATAATAGGTGTTCCATAATCATCATACCCTACTACTATTCCTGAGTGATGACTAGGTACATAACCTTTTTCTTCATTATAAGACTGTCCTGGCATTTCTCTATCTTCATCATATCCTTCAAAACCACCTTGTATAATAGTTCCAATAGGAAGATTCATATCTCTAAAGTATTTATCCTTTTCTGCATCAGTCATTCCTTGTAATTTATCATACAATTCATACTGATTATCTAAAGGTGCTGCATAGTATTGTTTAGCCTTATCTCCAAAAGCTCCTCGTAATTCCCAGCTATCAATAGATTCACCCCAGTTACGATAATTAGGATTTCCTTTTTTACCACTAGTAAGTCCTGCTTCTTCTTTTAATTCCCAAGAACTTTTTAATCCAAGGTTAGGTGCAACGTATTTATCATAATATAAGAAAGCACTACCTAAACAATTACCATCTGTATCCCTTAAACATTGTACTGCTCTATCACTTACTTGTTGTTTCTTTAGCTCTTCTTTGCTATAGTAGAAATCATTAATAGTAGTTGTAGGTTTTTCATATGCTTTAGTACTTCCACTTTCTAATCCTGCTAAAAGCGTTTTATAACGTTTACCAGTTGGATCTTTCATTTCCACATATTTCCAATCTGTATCTTTATTTTTAATTTGCATTTTACCATTAACCATCTTATAGTATGAACCTGGTCTACCCGCAAATGTATAAGGTTGATCTTCTATAAATGGTTTAAACTCATTTGCTTTAAAAAGATCTAATGGAGAGTTTGATGTTTGAAGTATATTGGTACCACCATTTTGAAACTTATTCTTATCATAAAACATATGAAGTTCTAATGCATTATTACCTGGATCAGTATTACCTCCATCTTGTTTGGTTTTTAAGTACTTATAGATATCTTTTGCTGCTCTCCTCATTTCAGGAGAGTTAGTACTCCTTTCTATTTTATATCCTTCATCAGTGGTTCTTCTTCCCATACCTAATCTGGAAAGTTCAGAGCGTAATAAACCATCTATATAGTTTTTTTCAAATTGATCAAAAGCATTTGTACCAGAAGATTCAAGAGCGTTTATAAAATCTGGATTTTGTTTTTCTTCTTCCCATGCCCACATTATATCTCCTCCTCTTTGATCAATAGCTGCTGTTCTGAACTTATCAATATAAGGTTCTATACCTTTATCATTTCTCAATAAATGAAGCATATCTAAAAATATATCTCCTTTATTAATACTAGAGTTTGGGTTATAAGGTATTACATAGTCACCTGGAAAAGGAGATTTATATGTATAGTCAGAAGTATAATCTATTTGATCTACATCTGGAAACATAACTTCAATATCCCCATAACCATGTTCACGTGCTTTAAAATTAGGATCTGCTATAATATGAAGGTTTTCTCCTTCTGTGCCTAAAGCCTTTTTAAACCCTGGATATCTATTTAATAGTTTTTGCTTAAGTCTATCTTTTTCTGTAAAACCTCCATCTTGAAAATGAGTAATCTGTTTATTTACATAACCACCAGTACGTTGAGTAGGAACTTCTTCTGCAGCATCTTCTGCTCGCCATTGCTGAATTCTTTTATCATATGGAACATTAGAATAAATAGGATAAGTTTCTTTTCCTTTAGAATACATCTTAAGATTCTTATTTACTTCTTCATAGTCTGGACCTATATAATAATATTTATACCTATTCTCGCCAAAATCGCTTTTGATTTTTGCTATAGAATACCCTTCAGGTGTTATTTCTTTTATGTATTGTTCAGGAGTAAATGTTCCTTCATTTGTCTGAATAATACCTGTTTTTTCATTGTAATTGAACTTTACGGGTCCTTCTTGAAGTTTTAATTTATCAAGATCTATGGGATTTCCAAAACGATCAGTATAAGGTTGCATCCGATCAAAGTAACTCATTGGACTAGAAGTTGTTTGACCATTTTGTGCTGAAGGCATATCTTCTATAACATATCCTGCATCGCGATACATTTTAATTTGATCATCTGTCAAATCCATTATTGTACCTCCAGTAGCCATACCTTTAAGGAATTGTTTAGCAATTTCAGCTTTACGTTTCTTTGCATTCTGATACTCCGCATATTCTTCTGGAGTTATGAATAAAGAAGATTTTCGTTTTTGAGGATTTTTACGAGCCCAGTTTACTGCATCCTGATATTCTTTAACTGATGGATCAGTTGTATTTACCTCATCAATTATCCATTTATTCTGTTCAGGATCATAACGTTTAATTATTGTTTGTTCATTAGTCGCTATTTCAGGCAATGGTGTATTAACATCAATCGTCTGTGCTTTTCTAGTAGGCATTGTAATTGGTGGGAAATCATAGTATTCCTGAGAGCTTACAACGTTTCCATTTTCATCAACCTGATTTGTTTCAATATTTACTTTAGATGGGTTATTTACCTTAACCACATTAGATTTAGGTTTATTAATTATACCTAATTTTTCTAGTTTAGATTCAGGAATTCCTTTTGTACCATATTTTTTTACTCTTTTCTTTACCTCTTCGTCTGTAAGCATATCTCCTGGTTTAATTGCAACAGGATCATATCTAAATGAATAAGAATAAGGCCTCGGACCTGTGTTTTCCATAGGTGCCATATCTCCCTCATATTGAGCAGCAATATATGGATGTTTCCAAGTAAAAGGTAAACCATAATCTTCTAATCCTCCAGCAATCCAATCACTAGTTCCAATTAAATTTCCTTTCGTTTTTACATATGCAGAAAAGGGTTTACTCTTTTGCTTTTCTGCTTTATCTTGATTATATACAGCTTTTAGATGACTAAGAAGATCCTTACCTATCCAATGTGGAGAATGTTTTTTAAGATGCGTGGTATCCCACATATATTTATTTTCTTTCATCCATTTATCAAGATATAAGCTTTGTTTATATAATTCTAAACTGTCTGCACGTGTAGGCACAGCAAATCCTTTTTGAGCTCTAGGTATACCACCATCTTGTGAAGATCCACCTAACTGCATAGAACGTGGATCTTTTACAGAAAAAGCATTAGCTGGATTATGTCTTTCAGGATAAGGAGTAAGATCGACAACATATCCTGCATCTCTATACATCTTTATTTCATCGTCAGTAAGATCCATAATAGTACCTCCTGCTTCCATTGTAGGACCCTCTATGACAGATGAATCATAAGGAAATATATACTCTCCACCAGGCATCATATATTGCATCATACCTGTATCAGTACCTATGCCTATCAATGGTTGATCAAGAGGAGTGCCATCTGGATAACTCATAGTAATACTACGACTATCTTCATTTAGAGGCACCTCTATGATTCTACCAACATTAGCAGGATCCCAATAACCATTAGGATCTACTTTAGGTGCGCCAGGTATTACAAACTTATCTTTAGGCCGCGCTATTTTCTTGGGCTCTTTAGCTGCCTTATGATCTCTGGACAGTTGGGACTTATTATACATTATCTTGGTGAATTAAGATTCTTAATATTAGCAATATTAAATAACATTTTAACACCTCCAGATATTCTTCGTCGAAGAAGTATAAGATTTCTGTAGTGTCTGAACTTCTTATGTTCCGTAGGATACTTATTATAATCCAAGTTATTTGGATTAAGTGTCCTTACATAACCATTATCAGCTGTGTTAAATATTACTTCGCTAGCATGTGGACCAGCAAGAACAGTAGTACCAGGAATTAATGGTCCTGTTGGTGGATAATCTGACCCTATTGGGAACTCACCTCTATCTTTTGTAATATCCCAGAACTGATTAAATCTATACTTATTCTCTTCCTTAGAGTAAAGTATATCAATTGATGTCAGATTCACAATAGGATACTGTACCAAAAGAGTTGGATTATTTTTAGGTAAGATGTTTAATCGTAGCAATCCTGAACACTGTTCAGAGTTGTAAATAATTGCTTCATCAAAGTTAAAATCAAGCTCATGATATCTGTCGTAACAATTATCTGTATATCTATAACATTCTAACTGATACTCTATACTTCGTAGAGTTGTCATCTGTTGTACTGTATTAGATAGAAATTCTATTTCAAAAGGATAATCAACCCCATAGAAGTTACAGTATGAATCACATGCATAATTATGTAACCAGATGGAATTATTAAGTACAGATAAGAAAGTGTTCTTAGCAGGCAATAGATATGTAGGATGCCAATCGTGATATGATATAAAGTTACCTATTTTAGGATCATAACTCATAGTCCATGATGCATCATTAAAATATAATGGATCTCCAAGTTCTACTATCTGACCTGTTTCATTAACTTTAAACTTATTACTTTTAAGATATGTAAGAGTATATGGTATATCTTTACGAAGAGTATAATCTTTTTTACAGAAGTATACAAGCATGTTTTCATTATCGTAGACAGCCTGACATCCAATACCTATTACAGGATTATCTATAAGCTCAAACTCAGGAAAAGTTTCTGTAAGTTTGTACGGTAAGAACTGCGCAAACCACCACTTAAGATTACCTGGTAATGATATCTCTTGAATACCTTTCCCCCCTACAGCAAATATCTTACCCTGATTCTGTGATATATAGAATATACCTACAGGCGTAGATACAATAGATAATCTATTCTGACACGATCCATAACCATAAGGCCTATCAGAGTTATCTAAGTACTGTAGTGGTTGATTAAATAATCCACCATCACCAATAGTAATACGTGTTCCTTGTTCCAAAGTCAGATTTTCTGATCCTAGGAATTGCATAGGTGATTCATCCTGAAATAAGATAAGAGCACCATTAAGATTAATGTTTTTAATAGCAGTAACCTTACTTCTAAAATCTCTGTAGTTAACAGGTAAAAATACTCTCCAGTAATCCTTCCTGCTTTCTAGTGCTTGAGGTAATGAATACAGAACCCTATTAGGTCTATATACATAACATGATTCTGCTATGTTTGGATTATAATCTTGGCGATGTGTATTACCCCAAGGTATTATATTATTGAAAAGCCTAGTAACGCTAAGACTGAAATCATACTTAAAGTAATTACCTGATTTGATAATTTCAGTACTAAATAATCTCTTAAGATCTGTATCCTCATATGGGTCGTAGAATCTTTCAAAATCTTGTTCTCCCCAATCGCGAAAGCTAACATTAATAGAAGACTCTACATAAAAGTCGCGTACACCTGAATTAAAAAGATACATGAAAGCATTTCTAATGACAAATAAACCATTAAAACTAATGGCAGCAGGCGCTCTATCTAAACATGCCATATCAGATGGAGTTGCAATATTTTGCAAGAAGCTAACGATTCCACCAGATGAAAATACGCTACTTAAGCTTTGTATAAAATCTGACCAATCAAAATCTTCTGTATTCATCCAATATGTAGAAAATGGTATCATCTTATTTAGACGATAGTCATAGGGAGTTCCATCAGGTTGATTAAATAACCAGTTGTAGAAAAAGAACATTGTATTCTTTTCAGTGTATCTTCCTACATAAGTATCTCCATTAAAAAGTATACCAGTTACTTTAGACGCTTTATCTACTGAACATGTAGATACAGGTATTTGAATTATTGATTCAATTTTGCCATACTGATTTCTAAAACGTTGTTTAAGACCAACGTAATGACAAGATGAATCTGATCTAAATGGTTTTGTTGGTTTTTTAAACTTGTCAATAGTAGACAATGCATTATTATATTCATCTCTCATGTCAGCATACCCAACAGTAACACGTGAGTTATCTACTAATGTAGGATCTTTTATAATACGTTTAGTTTGTATAGCTACAGAACGAGATCTAAATAAGTTATTGATCCTATAACTTTGAGTCCAATCTTGTATGTATGGTTCTAGATATCTTGACTCAGACATTACTGCACGCTTAGTTGCTACAGTTGGACTGTTTCCTGTACAAGAAGGCGCAACAAATCCTGTGTACCAACAATGTGAGTTATACTGAAGTGCATACTGTTGATACTTACTTGCAGCTTTAATTAGTCTAATTGTAGAATCAATACCATCAACCATGTAGTTATAGAACATGATTGGTTTATTTAAATTTTGTATAAGAGTTGGTAAAGCGCTACTAGGTGTTTCTTCGACAGATTCTACAGTCATCGGACCTAGAGATCCTGGTACTATATATACACCGCTTTCTAAAGCATCAATAGATGCTTGAGTAGCAATAATACTTGCCTGTATAGCAACATCAGTTGGAGGAGGTGCAACAAGTAATGCAGTTTGTAAAGTCTCTAAAGTTGCATTTAGAGCAGGAAGTCCTGCTGCAACTGCAGCTTCATAAGCAGCATATGCAGAACCTGAACCCAATGGTTGTTGACCTGATGATGTAGGTCCAATCCAGTTACCTCCTAAGTTAATTGCACGAGTTGAATGCTGTTGTTTAGTTTTTTTACCATTCATAGATAGAACGGCAATACCTATACCAATAAGTATAGAAGAAAGAAAAGCAGCGTCTGTAACTAGTTTATGCTGAGGATGTTTATCTGGATAATCAAATGCACCTTCTACTTTACCTCTAAGCTCACCATATATTTTTATTTCAGTAGCAGATAGATATGGATCATAAAACTGTGTGTCAGGACCGTGGAATGTGAAGTTCTTTCTGTTAACTTGATTATTAGGATCATACCCAACATAATTGTCATCATTATAATCTGGTCCAGAGTTACCTGTTAAAGGTTCAAATGATACTTCTTCTTTAGAAATAAATGGATCAGGTCTAAGATCATTGTACGGATAGTTAGGATAGAGACCTTTACGATTAGTAATCAAGTTAACATTTGAATCATTATCTCCATCGATATCATATTCAAACATGTTATTGATCATACCTTTAGCTATAATAGTTTCATTACCTGCACGTGAGCCACGCAGGATCTCATAGCCTACAATATTACCAATTGGAACTCCATCATTATCTACAGGTGGTCTGACATTTTCAAACTTAACACCCATTACACGAATAAATCCACCACCAGGTCTATAGTGATTAGTTAAGGCATTTGCACCTGAATCTGTTGCGTTATCAGGAAATCGATGGTGACGTATAGGTTGACCACATAAATCATATTGATTGTATTGTGTATCTGAGTAAGGTAAGCCTGGAGCAGGAATGCCAGATCCTGGACATGTAATCCATGGTGTAAGTGTTGACCAACAATGTGAAGATGAATTCCATACTTCAGGAGAGTTATCGTCATAGAGCTCAGTTGATTCCCAATACCCCATGTTTCCTTCAGCAATAACAACACCGCCATTAGGTAGAGTTGTATTAGGAGTTGCTGTAACTATAGCAGTGTTTCTAACCTGCCATACTTTTATATCTCCTAATGGTATACCAGCATCTGTTTCAGGCTCTGCGTTATTTATATCACATGCGCTAGATATTATTTCTGTATCTGATGTATATGCAGGTCTACCTGGTATATGAAATGAAGGAGACTTATCTCCTGTATTATAAATCCATCTGATAAAGAAGGTATACACCTCATCGCGCAGATACCCTACGTTGTTACCACCATCTCTATAGTATGTTTCAGGATATTCTACGTTAACCCACTTAGTTACTATCTGATTAGCTAAAGGTTGGTAGTTAAAATCAAACTTATCTGTAGGACCTACTCGAAGTAGATAATTACCTGCTTCATAAATACCATCAGACTTATCTGCAATAGATGTGCGAAGAGGAATATTATTAAGCGATATCTGAGGCCATGTGGTCTCTAATCCATCAATAGTAATCCTTGTCTGTCTAGTACTGTACACCCCTACCTTAGATGCTACTGTCTGTAGGTTAAAGAATTGTACTAATACAAGCTCAAACTGATCAAAGTTATCAGTATCCATTTCCTCTATGATGACATCAAGGGAAGATGCTGTATTCCTATGAATAAAGAGTGGTTGTACGTTAGAAGGCATGAAGTAATCACTCACTCGTTGTTCTTGTACAGTATAAGCAACAACTACATAGTAAGAACCGTTAGGTACTAGACCACCACTAAAACCACGTTCTAATCTAACGCATGGTTGTTTCATTAGTGTTTCTAGTCGTAACTTATCACAATCTATCTGATCTGTATTAGTACAAACTGTACAACCCTGTGCATCAGTAACGCAGTTCTGTACCCATGGTATGGGAGAGTCCTGATTAGTATACTCGTTATTAGAAGGATTGTCTACATCGATAGCAACATACCTATCAGGGTTAAGACCATCAGACCAATAGACATCAAACTCACATCTGAAGTTTTGTTTAGATACGCCAGTAATAAGTTTACCTCTAGTAAAGTTAAGACATAGCCCACTAAAAAGTTTTGTGTATTCGCAGGATTCTTCTCTGAATAACCCAACTTCATGGTTACTATCATCATCCGTACTAAACAGCACATATGTATCAGCTTTAATATGCACAGCACCAATAATAGTCAAAGGTATACCTGTAGGTGTACCATCATGAGTAATGGCAGTACAGAAGACATTAGATGCTTCATTACCTAGTGATCCTATATCCCCACTCTTAGAGTTATTGATAGCATTCCTAGCTTGCGTCCAAGACTGATCATCTACAAGATAATTACCAACATCTTCTACTAGGGCTTTAGTAAACCCCTGTGCTTGTATACCCGTAGTATTAGTATTAGCCCCTCTTCTACTCTTAGCCATTATAATTCAGATTATATATTTCTGTAAGATCCATAAGGACCAGGATAGCTTCTAAACATATCAAAGTACTTATAGTACTGTGCTTTTCTATTAGCTTCAAATAGCTTCTTAAGTTCAGCAAAGTTTGGAGTACTAACAAAAGATCTGGCATCATTGCGTGCACGTCTATGTCCATCCTCTATAAGCTGTATCTGCATCTGATTAACAACCTCACCATTCATGATAAGATTCTCCAGTATCCTCTTCTTAAGAGCATATTCGTAATATTCGTTTAATCTCTCATGATCTGGTACTAATAGATTACCATTATCATCTTGTAAGTTACCCTGATAGTTCATGTAAACTTTGCCCGTAGGGAAATTAGTGTATAGATAACCATCTTTAATCCATGCAGAATAAGGGCTATCCCAATAAAGATTAGGGCAATCACAATCGATAGACATTGGATTAGCAAGCATCTTAAGAGGACGTAAGAACTTGTACGTTCTTGTAGCATAGGTTAGTGTTTGTACTAAAGTATATTCATTACCCTTACAATCTAGTTGCACACATGGTACAGGTACAGTACAGTTGCATGGATCTGTAGATGCATTGCACACATGACATGTTATATTAGCTTGTTGATCTGTACATGTATCTATTGTTGCTGGCTGCCATTGATATTCAGGAGTCAACATTCGTTCTTCTACATGTGTACCTTGTGGTAATAAAACTTTCTCTTCATATTCACCACAGATAAGACCAAAGTTAAATACATAAAAGTCATCAGGTAATTTTACAAATCCCTTTTCTACTTCTAATATAACTTCTTTAGTCTGATAGATTCTTAACCCAAGATCATAATTTACCTTACGAGCTATTTTAATTAAGGTCTGCGGTTGTATCATACCTTCTATGTCGAACTTCTCAAAGTCCATTGCAACATCAGAGACAAGATCATCAAATGTTCTGTATTTGAGTGTATAGTTATATCCTGCCATTATCGTAATATGTTTTGTGAGTCATCAGAACTATCTACAGGTATTTGACCTGCAGTAATTATTTCTTTGATAGCAAATTGCTCTATCTCTGCAAATAGATACTCTGGTACAGGCATCTGTCTATCTTGAGCCAATGAGCAATTGTCTGTTTCAGAACATGAGTAAACAGAAATGTTTTCTTCAAATAAAGCTGTTACACTAACTGCTTCCCAGTCAACATTAGGTAAATACAGATAACCATCTAAGAACCAGTAATATTTATTCTTATTGTATTTGTATCCAGATGAGTGAGTAAGACGTACATATGCGCTAGGATATGTATGATATAAAAGTATAGATCCATCAACTGATGCTACTGTTCTAATAATAGGCCCATAAGCTCCATCAAGTACTGCAGGTAAACGATCCTTTGTACGCATAATAGTACAACCAGATTTAATCCCCTCACAACATGCCTCTACTTTATCTACTTCAATTAAATCTACACATGGTAGTGTTTTAAATAAGCTTTGTACGCGAAAGATTTTCATCTCATTATCCTGTCTACGGATAAGCATCTTTGCATACTTAATAATAACGCTGTAGATAAATCTATCAGTCATGAAAAGATCCTCCTTAACACCTTTAAGGACGTTTCTTACTCTAGATACAGCATCGTTAATTGTTGTCATCTTACAAATCAAATTCGTTATATCCTTCAGATGCAATCTTGTTAACTTTTAACTTCTCATGCAATCTGTGTATATTTTCTTTAAACACTGTTGATACTTTTTGCTTAGAATCAACCTTAATGTATTTATTCCAATCTTCAGAATATTGCTGGGATGCTTTGCGTTTAAACTCTCTGTTACCAGAAAACATCCATATCTGTTTATTCTTAACCTTATACTTTACGAGGTAGTTGGTAAAGAAGATCTTCATTAACCTATTATCACTGTTCCAATTCTTATGTGTTGTAAGAATACCATACTGAGCAGACTTTTTATAATCTATATTTGGTCTGGTCATCATTGGAGAACAGCTGCCAATAAATATGTAACCTAAGCTTTCAGGTAATTCAACACCATCTCTGTATTCAATAATGCCTTCACCTAACTTAACATTATATGTATTAATGATATTTTTGAAATCAGCGTAACTTATATCGTGCTCAGGAAACTTCTTCTTAAACCTCTTGTACAGTTTCGCATTTAATACATGCACACTCTTCTGTCTGAATCTTGGTGCTTTTACGTCTGGCTTCTTAAATACCTTGTTCATACTATATAATTAATATACGAAAAATAATCCATTTTAGCAAATATAGTTAAATAACAGAACCCTGAGAAATTAATCCCAGGGTCCCTTTGTCAATCGCAGAATAAACCAACAAACTACGACATTTTTTATAAATAAACTTTAATTTCTATTGAAGTGTTATCTAATATTTGATCGGCAAAAGCAAATGTTGTATCAGTTGTAATAAGCACTATAGTGTCATTATCTTGACGGTATGTTTTAAATAAACCTTCCTTAACAAAGTTATTTGCAATTATATGCGTGTCAAGAATAAATTCACCAGTAAGAGTCATTGTATATCTTCCTACATTTACATAAGCAAAAGTTGGTGTACCTGAAAGTGTATTCTCTAGTACATTAGCAGTTGGTGCAGTTGCTAATGTTTGTGTTAGATTAGCTCTATAAATTTTATAAGCAGGTGTAAGTGCAGCTACTTCTTCACAAAAATAATCTACTACATCTTCAATAGCTTCTAATACCGTAGTGCCTGTTGCTACCACTGTATCCTGACCACAAACAATATTTGAAGGTATAAGAGGTAGTTGTGTAGCATCACAGAAATAAGTAATTATGTCTTCTAGTGCAACATCCAGTGATGAATTTTGAGTAACAACAGTATCATTATTACATTCAATGTCATTGCCAGTATAAACAACACATTGTGAATTTATTACTTCACTACAAGGATAAGGTGTAGGACAATCTATAGGATTACATGGAGCAGGAGTAGTTAGTGGAGTGTCTTCACATCCACATGGTTTACTTTTGCATCCGTTATTTGTAGTTGCCATTATATAATGTTTTGTTATTTAACTCTTTCTATTGAAAATCTAATTACATCACCCAATGTTGATGTATAGCTATACCCTGTTTGATTCAGTACTTTAACAGATAATTGTGTACCTGCTGTAATAACGTAGCCTGCTGCTTGCGCACTAATATCAATATTTTTTTGAATACCCATAACTGTCATCCAGTTAGCACAATAAGTAACACAACCTATTGATGAAAAAATACCCACTCCAAACATTCCACCTGGATTCAGAGAATCATACCACCCATCACCTATGTTGTTTGTATAATGAACATAACAACTTAAGTTATACCTTCCAGTAGCTGGACATGTCCAAATACCTGTAACAGGATCATAGGCATTATCATCATCATAAATCTGAGAAATGATCTGATTAGATTGAGCACATAATTCATTTCCTAATCCAAAAGCAACACTGCTAAGATTTGTTGGAGTAGACTGTGCTGCCATTGCTCCAAAAGTACTTATAGTAACTGTTACGTCATCTCCTACTGCTGTTGCATCTACGAGATCTCCTACAAAGTTTATAGACTGAGGTACGGTAGTAAGTGTTGTACCTTCATTTTGTACATCTATTACAGTATCTATTGCGTAAGTAGTAACCTGGTCGTTTCCTACAACAGCCACTGTAGTAGAAGAAATAATTGTATTTGTTCCTGCAGCAAGTTCTGTTAACTGCTTACCTGCATTTCTAGTATCACATATTGCCAACCATAGGTTAGTAATAGCATCTGCTAAAGAGGAAGGTGCGACAACATATGTAGGATATTCAGTACCCATTTGCGTTCCTGGCGCAGAATATTGAGATACTAATGCATCATCAGTGCTATTGACACATTGACTTATATATGCCGCAATTATCTCAGTTGATGTACCAGTTGCGCTTAATAGATCACAAAACTCTGTACTTAAAGTATCCAAAACAGTACTTATTGGTGTAAGTACTAATGGAAGACCCAAACATGCTTGAGGTATAATTTCTGGTTCTGTAGGTGCTGGTAATGGGAAATACCCTTCTAGTATAGTTACTCTACCATCAAGAAGGAGAACAGCATTTTGTAAAGCAGATACTTGTAATACTAATGTACATATCTTAGCAGCAATAGCCGTTACATAATCTACAAGTTGTACAACCTCTCCTAATTCAGAAAAACAATCTTGATTAACTGTTACTAAACAATCAGGACATCCTGTAGTTGGAGGAGCTGGAGGTTCTACATTTTGAAGCGCACATATCTGATCAATTAGAAACTGAATCAATTGCTGAAAATTTTGAGGACCACATGCTGTAATATTAAAACATGATAAATCGTAATTCTCTACATTTAACATGTCTAATATTGCACATAGCTCAGTAGCCAACTTTGCAACCACATCAGATACAGTATCACCTTTGCATAACTTAATGCATGGTAAGTCTGGACCCTGCCATATCACACAGTTAGATGATATTGGATTACATGTTTCTTTATTTAAGTTCAAAGGCTTCATATACTATAATATAATAAATTTTGTTTACTTATCCTAATTCTCATTGCTACAATTTGATTGCGATAGTCCATTAGTAGATGTTGTACACTCACATGAGCTAGTAAGTTTACAATTATAGTCAGGATCCTGTATTGCCTTAAGTTTGATAAGCTCATACTTAATTTCATACTTAATATCATCTTCACCACAGCAAGGAGTAATTCCATAGGCATCAACCATAATCTGACGATACATAGCTTCAGAGAAGTTACATACATATCTTTCAAATTTTTCAGGAGAACATCCTGGAGTATCATATCCTGGTCTTATACTCTTATATGTATAGACAGGAGGTTCAGGTACAGGGGCAGGTTGAATACATAGCTCACAATCCTGATAGCTATCTGTTACATGTACATACTGAGGCGCAGGTATTGGATCTGTTTCACTTACAATCCAACATTTATCAGGACAGTTAAGAAGAGTAACAACTTGACCTACATATGCAGAAAGATCTACATTAGTTATAATATTAGGATCTGGGTTATCAATATCACAATCCTCTAATAGATACTGAGGTTCTGTACATGTTTCACAATCTGGAAACTCTTGATTAAATGTTACAGGAATATCACTTGGTATAGTAGATAAGACTCGTACATACCAACAATCTTCTGGATACTCATCTAATGATATAATCGATCCTGTATAAGCTTCGAGATTAGTACTTGTATAAATAATTATATTAGGATCATTACAATTAATTAGCTCATAATTATTTTGAAGCTTTTCTAAACATCCACTACAACTTTTATCTGTAATACTAAATGATATAGTTATCGTCTGTGGACATGGTGCTGTTTCTTCTACTCGCCAACACTTATTTGCAAATGTTTGACCATTTACTGTAAGAACTAGATTTCCTGCAAATTCTGTAGATAGATTGTTTGATACACAGTACTCTTCATTCTCATCTTGACAATTGACTATCTTATAATAAGTAGGACAATTAAATTCAGATCCTGTTTGATCCCAGTACACAGTTTCACATGCTCCACTATCTATTCTAGTAATTCCTGGAGTTGTTTCTATCCAATATCTTAAACATATGGGTTCTGTAAGAGGATTATATGTTACACCTCCATCATAAGATATTTCAGGTCCAGAAACTGTTCCTACAATATTTACTAAAATTAAATCACATGTATAAGCATTATAAATACCACCATTTTGCGTAGAAGAGAAAGTTTGACATCTACACTCTTGACATAATAAGGAACATATAAAACTATCACAAGCATCTAATATAGGATCTTCATATCCAATATTGGCAATATTTATTGTTGGTACTAATTCTGGATCTTCTACAGTTATTGCGCTTATTGTATAGCACCCAAGAGTATTTAAATCAGATAAATCTAAAGCAACAAAATAAGTAGAACCGCTTTCTAACTCACCACCTGTTAATCCTGTTACATTATATATAGTAGATTCACCTGTACAGCATGATACAAACTCATAGACATTTGCGCAATTACATTTTGAATCTTCAGCAGCAGCTGTACAATCTGCATGTGTTGTTGCAGTAAACTCTGATAGAAATGGGGATGGTAATAAATCTGGTGGTAGGCAAAAATCACCAGGTATAAAAATTGTTGTTATTTCAATGTAATAACATTGCCCAGGAATAAGGGAATAACCTTGATGGTCTGTGTATGGAACTAATCCATTATATTGCCATACATGTGGTATACCTGGTGGATCAGGGAAAATAAGGCCGTCTCCATCAGGCATAATTCTTGATAGGTAAACAGGATGTCCTCCGCAACAAGGTGTATAAGAATATAATGTACAATTTGGCATTAGACCTTATGATTTAAATTTATTTTTCCAGCTATTTAATCTTTCTATTCCTGCTTGTATTTCCTCCGTAGACCATTTTTTAGGTATTTCCTTTTGAACTATAGGTGTTATAGATGTTGTTGTAATATTTGTTTTTTTCTCATATGCACTTATACAATTAGTACATACAGATGTGCCATCTGATGCTTTCCTCTTTTGACATCCACAAGACAGCGATTTTTTACAATTAGAACATACAGCCATTGGTTTATTTTTTAACAGTTTATACAATCCATTTTATTAAGAAGCTTTACTGCATATTTATATATACGCATTCCTTTATCTGGCTCATGACAGTACTCTACTTTAGCCACTGCAGATTCAAGATACATCTTAATTTTTCTAAGCTTATTAAGCTTTGCTTCTATATGAGCTGGTGGTTCGCAATCTGATACATCCAGCTGACATAGAATGTTATAATATTTGTTAAGAGCTTGTGTAATACGCATATGATTATATTCAACGTATACAAACTCATTAGGAGATACGCTATACTTAATGATATAAATACCATCAGGTAGCGCTGCATATTCTGACGTATCACAACCTGTTGTCTGTAGTGACAAATCACAGGCTGTAAGCGATAAGCTAAAATTAGGAGTTACACTAATTTCAGATGCATAATTAAAACCTGGTACAGTCACATCCAACAGAGGACATACTACAGGCATACTGTCTGCATAAACACTTGTGTCAAATATCTTTAATACACATGTGTTAAGTACATCAGGAACTTCTAAACTTAATTTATGACTTGCCATATGCTTATGTAATAAGAAAAGGGAGAGGAGCATGAAACTCTCTCTCCCCTTACTTAATTTGTAAATTATTAATCTTAATATCATTAGCGCAATCATTGTTACATCCTGCTAACCATGTTTGAATATCAGCTTCAAATTGACCAAGCTGTTCCAAAGAAATAATCTCCAACAAGTAACGATCATTGTCAAATACACCTGTAGGGTTGTTAAAACGTGGAACGCTATGCAACAAGTAGTACTTAGTATACAATGCATTACGATTGATTGCAGATACCAACTGATTACCTTGAGTAATCTCACGAATACGAAGGTCATTGCTTGCAAAGAAGTTCTGACGATAAGACTCAGACAAGATAACATCACGAAGAATTTGCTCACCAAGACCTTGAGCTTGAGTACCCTGACATTCAGTAACTACACAAATTCCTGTAAATTCACAAGGATCTCCATTGTAATCTACTTCAGATGCATAGATCTTAACTGGTTGCTTCTCATAGAAGTCAGTTACTTGGAATGTACAATCACCAAATTTAGTGTCTACATATGCTCCATTAAAGATCATACCTGCACATGCTCCTTCAATATATCCTGGAGATGTGTGATTAACACCATCATTATAGTGATCCCAAGTATCACCACCTAATGCAGCAAGGCTAGCAGCATCAGTTCCTGGCTCATACCAAAGAACACCTTCTTGATCTTGAATAACAATCTGCAAGAATGGTTCAATCAACTTATAACGAAGAAGAGCATTAGCCCAAAGAATCATTACCAAAGTAGAATCTACTGGTGTTGGAGCAATGCTATCTGCAGGACAACATCCTGTGTAAGCCTCAGCATTGTAGTATGCGTTGTGGTTCAAGAAACGAAGTGCTGGAGAACCTTTGATATCTACACGTAGGTAGTAAGTTTCACCACACAAGAACTCATGGCAGCAAGAATCGCCTCCTGATCCAGTTAGTGGATCTACATTAGCAATAGTAACAC